TGCTACAGGTAATGCTAACGTTGGTAATTTGGGCTTTGGTTCGGGTGTTATAACTGGCACTGGTAACATCACTGCTGGTAATATCATAGGTATTATTGCAGCAGGTAGTAATACTATTACTACGACTGGCAATATCACCGGTGGTAACTTGATTGGGCCACATGCTAACGGCAACTCAAACGTAAATATCCCAGCAGCTAACGGCAACGTCAACATATCTGCTGTCGGTAATGCTAATATCTTAGTAGTAACCGGTACTGGTGTAAATGTTTCAGGCACATTGAATGCTACTGGCAACGCTAACGTAGGTAATATCGGCGCAGCAACTGGCGTATTTACTACAGTAAAGGGTGAGGGTGGCAATCTCAGTAATATTCAGGGTGCTAATGTCAGTGGAACAGTTTCAAGTGCTACAACCGCAGGTACGGTCACTACAGCAGCACAGCCAAATATCACAAGTGTTGGTACTCTTACATCATTGAGTGTAACTGGCAACACTACAGTTGGTAACTTGATCGGTACGGTTGCTAATGGTAACTCAAACATTAGTATCCCTGCTGCAAATGGTAACATCAACTTAACTGCTGCTGGTGTAGCAAACGTTCTTGTTGTAACAGGCACAGGTGTCAATGTCAGCGGTACACTAAACACAACTGGCAATGCTAACGTTGGTAACTTAGGTTTCGGTTCAGGTCAGATCACGGGTTCAGGTAACATCACTGGTGGTAACTTGGTATTGACTGGTAACTTAACAGTTGGCGGCACTGTAACCTATATCAACTCACAGACTCTTGCTGTTGTAGATCCAATCATTAATCTACAAACAGGTTCAAATGGTGCTCCGTTAGTAAGTAATACTGGCTATGATGTCGGTCTACAACTCAATTATTACACAAGTGCTCCGGTAGCTGCGTTTATGGGTTGGAAATCAGCTAATGCTGAATTTGTTTTTGCAAGTAACGTTACTCAAACTGCTAATGTTGAAACTATTACTACACTAGGTAACGTTCGTGTTGGCAACATCATTGGTAATGGTCAGGCATTGACCGGTCTTGCAGGTGCTAATGTTACTGGACAAGTAGCTAATGCACTAGTAGCAGGAACTGTATATACTAACGCACAGCCAAACATTACGTCTGTAGGTACACTAACGTCACTTGCTGTTACAGGCAATATTACAGGTGGAAACTTAATAGGACCTCATGCAAATGGCAATAGCAATGTCAATATTCCTGCTGCAAATGGCAATGTTAACATAACTGCTGCCGGGAATGTGACATTTGTAGTTACTGGAACTGGTGTTAACGTATCCGGTACATTAAATGCTACAGGTAATGCTAACGTTGGTAATTTGGGCTTTGGTTCGGGTGTTATAACTGGCACTGGTAACATCACTGCTGGTAATATCATAGGTATTATTGCAGCAGGTAGTAATACTATTACTACGACTGGCAATATCACCGGTGGTAACTTGATTGGGCCACATGCTAACGGCAACTCAAACGTCAATATTCCTGCTGCAAATGGCAATGTTAATATCTCATCGGCGGGTAACGCCAATATCTTAATTGTCACTGGCACTGGTGCAAATATCACAGGTACTTTAGGTGTCTCGGCCAACATAACAGCGACATCATATTATATTCATCCAGTTGCGACTGGTATCGCGGCGGCCGGCTCCGCTCAAGGAAATGCTACAGTTCTAACTAAAGAAATTAATGTGGTAAGTACAGTATCTTCCGGCGCAAATGGCGTGCAACTTCCTCTTAACCTTGCAGGTGGTATAATTTTCATTACTAACACTTCAGCGAACGCATTAAATGTTTACCCATCATCATCTGGTGCAATAAACACATTGGCAGCCAACGTAGCATTTGTTCAGTCTGCAGGTTCAACAATACAGTACATTGCACCAACTACCACTCAGTGGTATACAGTAGGCGCCACATACGCTTAATTGAAGGGAAATTAAAATGGCTAAAGCAAAAGGTTCAACTTCAGGTTCAACTTCAGGTTCAAGTAAAGGTACTAAGGTCATATTTAGTACACAAAAAGGTAAAAGCTCTATCGGCAAAAATCCTAGCTCAATCAAATTCAGCACTATGAATAAGAAGAAGCGTGCAAGCTATAAAGCATATCGTGGACAAGGTAGCTAAGCATGAGCGAAGTTACACTAGAGTTATTACAGAAAATTTGTCCAAATACAAAATCTACTGTTTTGGCTAAATTTTTTGACCCTCTAAATACGGTAGGTCATCATTTTGGATTGTTTGATAATCCAAAAAGAATGGCGGCCTTTTTGGCACAAGTAGCACATGAATCTGGTGGGTTCAACTCCATCAAAGAAGGATTGAGCTACTCAGCAATTTCTCTGAATGAAGTCTTTAAAAAGTATTTCCCTACGGTAGATTCCGCTAAACCATATGAACGTAATGCACAAAAGATTGCAAGCAAAGTATATGCCAATCGTATGGGTAATGGAAACGAAGCATCCGGTGATGGATATAAATTCTGCGGACGGGGCCTAATTCAGTTAACCGGAAGACAGAATTATACTAAGTTTGCAGCATCAATTGGTAAAACACTTGACGAAACGGTCGCATACTTAGAAACACCAGAAGGTGCAACAGCAAGTGCGGGTTGGTTTTGGGACGTTAACAAGCTAAGTATATATGCAGACACAGAAGATTTTGTGGGCTTAACTAGACGAATAAATGGTGGAACCATCGGATTAGAAGATAGAAAACATAACTATGAACTTGCTATTGCTGCATTGAGCTAAGGATTAAAATGGCACAGCCGATTTGGAATACTCCTGCAGGAGCATTAGGAACATATTCTGCAAACAGCGCATTGGTTTATCAACTGTCAGCATCGGCGGTTTTACCTGCGATTTCGGTAACTTACACTATAATCAGCGGAAATCTTCCGCCGGGTCTGAACATGGATTTTGCTGGTCTAATTACTGGAATCCCGTCGATAGTAAACGGTAATGCTACCTCTACGTTCGTGGTACGTGCAACAGACAATCTTCAAAACATCAGAGACAGAACTTTTAATTTGGTAATTTCCGGAAATGTAGCTCCTAAATTCACTACTTCCTCAGGTGTTATTGCAACTATATTAGACAGTACCTGGTTCTCATATCAAATAGAATATAGTAATCAAATAAGCACAAATCCAGTAGACATTCGAGTGGTTCAAGGTGGATTGCCCCCGGGAATAGAGATTAATCCATATGGACTAATACAGGGATACGCGGCTCCCCCGATAATAAGTGTGAACTTAGTAGCAGTTACCACAACTGCTACTTCTACACATGCTAATGCTATTGTATGTTTTAGTACCACTGGATTTACAGTAGGCAGACCAGTCGTATTTACTGGTACAGTTTTTGGTGGCGTTGATCCCTCTACAACATACTACATTCAATCTATCGTTAACAGTAATTCATTCACAATTTCTACTACTGCAGGCGGCCCGGTATTTCTATTGGACGACGCTTCGGGATTCATGACAGTGACTTTACCATCGATAACAGTTGGTGAACCAACTACACAAACATATTCGTTTACCTTGAAGTTAGATAGCCCAAATGGTAGTAGTGTTCAAAATTATTCAATCACAGTAAGTAATCAAAATGCGGCGTCTTCGTTTGGGCCGGCCAAACCACCTAATACCAGAATACCTACAATTTTTAATACTAGACCAGAAACATACAATTTGGCTAGTAATGAGCAAGAATTTGGATATTATGTACTGCCCCCGAATTCGGAAGGTCAAACATATGCACCTACTCAGCTAGCGTATATAGGTCAAGTATCTAACGATAACTATTTTTCTTTTAAGATTTTGGGACATGATTTTGATGGTAATCCTCTAACGTATATATTTGCTGACTTGCCGATATGGTTATCAGGTGATACTGTTACTGGTTGGCTTACTGGAATACCTATTATAGGTAATAATTCCATAAGCGAGTACAATTTTAGTGTGTCTGTTTCTAAAACAAATAATCCTGCAATTCAAACGCCGTCGTTTAACTTTTCTCTAACGGTTTCAAACGGCATATTAGGAAATGTCGTATGGATAACACCTTCTAATCTGGGTGAAATCTATAATGGTACTATTAGCACGAGTAAAGTAAAAGCTTTGTCTGATGTTCCGTTGAATTATAGATTGGCACCTGGTTCAAATGCATTACCACCTAATTTGTCCTTGTTCGACAACGGTGAAATTTCTGGAGTAGTTGCATTTCAACCGACTGATGTACTTCTAGATGTTGGAACAACTACAGATTTTACTTTTACTGTAGAAGCCTATTCATCATCCTTTCCTATGATATCTTCGACTCAGACATTTACTCTGTCTGTTTATCAAGAGTATTCTCAACCCACAGATACTATCTACATAAAATGTGTACCTAGTGTATCGGATAGACAGTTATTAGCTAGTTTGCTTAACAATGATTCATTAATACCAAATAGCTATCTGTACAGACCAAATGATCCTTATTTCGGTAAGGCATCCAGTATTGTATATGAACATGCATATGGTATTTTCGCAAGCAACTTTGATGAATATGTAGCAGCAATCACAAAAAATCACTATTGGAGAAACATAACCTTAGGTGAAATAAAAACTGCGGTCGCAAAAGATGATAACGGAAATATCATTTATGAAGTAGTATATAGCGAAGTTATAGATAACTTGATAAATCCTCAAGGTATTAGCGTTTCAGAAGAACTGTATTGGCCTAGACCTATTCCATTGAATTTGGGACCATGGTATGATAGCGTCACGGACATTTTTACGAGCTACGAACAGGCTCCTGACGGTCAAGAGTTTTATACTAGTCTAACTCCCGGAGTTGCTCAAGTCGTATATCCTAACTCTCTACCAAATATGAGAAACAGAGTCGGGCAAGAACTAGGACAGACATTTAACTCTAAGATACTTCCCGCTTGGATGACTAGTCAACAATCAGATGGATCCACATTAGGATATACTCCTGCTTGGGTAATAGCATATTGTAGCCCAGGTACAGTAAATTTAAATGGTACCAACGTTAGCTATGCACAGTACATTCAATATCAAATTCAAAACAACTGGGTGAACGAGTTGGGATATGTAAACACACTTAATACTATTAACTTCAAGATAGACAGAATCACAGTAGATAAGAGTGTTACTTACGATTATGAAAACAATCTAAGTCCTCCCGCATGGACTGGTCTTCCAAGTGCTACTCCTACACCTAATCCACTGGATTCTAAAGACTTTAGTGTGTTGTTCCCGCAACAAACAATTTTACCGAACAAGACTCAATACTAAATACATTACGGAATAGAGAAATATGAGCCAAATAAACACAAACGGAATCAACACTAATTATCCTGTACCTGGACAAAACAATAGTTCACAGGGTTTCAGAGATAATTTTAGTCAAATAACGACACAGCTAGATACCGGTGCGTCTGAAATTACAGATTTGCAGTCTAAGGTTTTGTTAAAAGCTGCATTGAACAACTCCACGTTGAACAATGACATGGCCAATACTTTAATCAGCAATGCCTCTACTAGAGGATTTAGAGCTACCACTTATAATCTAGGCAATGCGTTGTCAGGAACTGTTCTTGTGGATGTAAACAGAGCAGATGTGCAAATTGGCGCTATAACAGGAAATGTAACACTTCAATTTGGTGGTTGGTCTCCGACTAACACCGAAAGCAATGTCGTATTGAGACTGACTGTCGCAAATGCTAATGCAACTATTTCGCTTCCTAGTAGCTGTGTTTCTTCGAATAATGATTATGGTGTTACGTTATTAGAAAATTATGCAAACATAGCCAATGTTGCAACATTAACAGCACCCGCAAATACTTCTCTATTAGAATACACCTTTTCGACAATAGATTGTGGAAATACAGTTATAGTTTCTCCAATCAATCGATCATACAAGTCAACCCAAATTGTTACTCGTGACCCTCCACCAACTGGTCTGCCAGGAGACACAGCCGGCGACGTTGCAATGGGGTCATCTATTGGACAATTGACAATCACGTCATCAGCCGGAACAAGCGAATTATTTACTACTAGCGGAAATACTTCTCAACTATATCCAACTTTACCAATTGTGTTCACCGGTACTAGCTTTGAGGCAAACATTACTGCTGGTACAACCTATTATGTAAGAAACGTATATTCTAGCAATACGTTTACCGTATCAAGTACATTAGGTGGAGCCAATGTAAATTTAGCAGGATGCTCTTCACCTACATTGTCAATGTACGCTAATCCGGCTACATATCTTTATCTGGCTACTGGAAATTTTAACTCGACCCCGCAGGCCAAACAAGTACAGAATACGTATGCAACTGGTAACCTAATTAATCTAGATGGTACTGCAAACTTAGTAGTTAATGCTCCAATCGTATTTACGGGTAACGTGTTCGGTGGTATTGTAGCTAATACAGTTTACTACATTACATCAATTAGTTCTCCTAATATTTCAGTAAGCCAAACCCGTGTCAACGGTGTCGCCGGTGCAAATATTGCTCTTACTGATGCTAACGGCACTGCTGTAGCAACATGTTATACTGGTGGAAATGATATTTGGAAACGCATTTCGCTCACGCCGTGGTAATCTGATGTCTGAACATCCATTCATTGATCGAATTGTACTTGAAAGTAAATCTCTAGAAGAACTTCAAGAAACAGTATCTAGCCTAACAAACAAGCTAACGTTCGCATATAGAACCATGAACGGTCCGCTGATTCAGCAATTGCAGATGGCACTGGAATCATACAAAGGCCAGCAACGAAAAAAGATGGATGAGATTTTTGAAAAACAAAAGATCAACACCAAAATCAATATTCAATCTGATACCCAAAAGTAATTGACATTTAAGACATAATGTCGTATATATGAAATATGATTACCGACAAATATGGTCAACAAATCTATTCTGAGCAGGACATCTGCGATTTATACATGACCAATCCAGATATGGTATTCAATAATGCTTTGGTTTCATCTGATATAAACTTTGATCCTAAGTTAAACCTAGATCAAGTTCCTAAACTCATTCATCATATAGTAGATGAGTCTAATACAGTAGAAAAATTTGATGAAATATGCCAGCAAAATTGGCATTTGCCTGAGGCATATAAAAACTTTGACATCGCAAAGTTCGTGTTAGACCAATGCAAAAATGAAGCAGAACTTCAACGAGCAGGAGAAGAATTGATTCTCTATCAAGAACGCGGCATGTTTATATTATTGCAGTATCTAAAATATCTAGTAGATACAATGCGCAGAAATAAAATAGTGTGGGGTGTGGGGAGAGGTTCAAGCGTAAGTAGTTTCGTTCTGTATCTTCTAGGAGTCCATCGGATTAATTCTTTACATTACGATTTGTCCATAGACGAATTCTTAAAATAAAGTCGTGTATATACGAGCATAAATACAAAAAAGGAGACTAAAATGGCAACACATAGATCAGCAATGGGAAGATCAGTAGATATGTCCCAGATTGTGGCTAGAAATGAGCGTGTGCGTGCAGTCGGTAATATGAAGGTTAATGCGCGTGGTGATAGCATCGATTCTCAAGGTCGAATTATTTCCCCTATGACACAAAAGGCAGGCCAACGTTATCAAAATACTGTAAACAACCGTACAGCAAATGAACTTAATCAAGGACTTCAACGTAGACCAAATCCACAACCAGTTGATAATGTTCCACCGGCGCCAGTAGCGGCTCCGGTACCTATTCCAGTTGACGAGCTATTAGCAAACGAACTTGAATTGGAAGACGACGCAGAGGCAGCAGAAATTGAATCTATTAAAGCAGCCGAAGCAAAGAAAAAAGTAGTAATCAAGCCTGCTAGTGAGGCTCCAGATTTTTTCAAACCAGAACCTAAGAAAACAAAATAAATACATATGACAAAAGTTAACGCTACAATAACTAAATTAGAAAAACTCCGACCACTAAGAGATACTATTCTAGTATGTGACATGGAGTTTAAAGAACGTCTAAGCCGTGGGGGAATTATTCTCATGGATGATGACATGAAAAGTTCAGGGATTCGACCCCGCTGGGCAAAAGTATATGCAGTGGGGCCTGAAGTAAAAGATGAAGATATTAAAGTAGGCAGTTATATTATGATAGCGCACGGTCGCTGGTCGCGCGGACAGACTATAGAAGACGCGGACGGCGAGAAAATTATCCGTAAAGTTGATTCAAATGATATTTTACTAGTTAGCGATGAGTACGTTAACGATTATACTATGAGTGATAAAATTTAAAAACAAAAGGGGAGCGAGAAAAATACGGTGCAATTGGCCCCGTGCTCCCCGATTTTAAGGCAAATCAATGAAAACTGAAAATAAAAAGAGTGCCCTTATGCAGGCTGCTCCGTATTTTGTTGCGGCAAGTTTAGCTGTTGCGGCATATACCTGGTATCTTTCTTCTAAAGGTGAAGAAGAACGGGAACCTATAGAAGATCCTCCCCTTGACTTTGATCAGGATCCTGCGATACAATCATTGTTGAGAGAAATGAGAGAATATTTATGAAAAATGCCCTTTGGGTTGAGAGATACCGCCCGACATCAATCACTGACTATGTATTCGTAGATCAGCGACAAAAGGATCAGGTAGAAGCTTGGATTAAGGAAGGGACTATTCCACATCTACTTTTGTCAGGTGATCCGGGTACAGGTAAGACTACCCTAGCTAAGGTTCTGATCAGTGAACTTGGTGTACAACCATATGACGTGATGGAAATCAACGCTTCTCGTCAAAACGGCATCGATATCGTAAAAGACAAGATTAACGGTTTTGCGCAGACTATGCCTTTTGGTAAGTTTAAAGTCATTCTACTTGACGAAGCAGACTATACGACTCCTAACTTTCAGGCTGCATTGCGTAGCGATATGGAAACTTATGCAGACACCGTTAGATTCATTCTGACTTGTAACTATGAATCTAAGATTATCCCTGCTCTAAGAGAAAGCCGCTGTTATAAATTTCATATCGCCAAACCTGATCACGTAGAGTTTACCGCAAGAGCAGCAACAGTATTGGTATCCGAAGGTATAGATTTTGATCTAGACACTCTAGACACATATGTTCGTGCATCCTATCCTGATTTGCGTAAGTGCTTGAATCAATTACAGAATAACTCTAAAACAGGAAAACTTGTTCCTCCTAATACTGAGGGAAATAGCGAGGACGAAATATTGCTCGCTGCTACCGAACTTTTTAAAGATGGCAAGATTCTTGAGGGGCGCCAACAACTAATGCAGTACATCAGCCTCTACCCGACTAGGATTGAAGACACCTATCGATGGATGTATATGAACTTAGATTTGTGGGGAAAGACACAAGAACGTAAGGATGCCAGTATCGTCATCATTCGTAACGGACTCGCTAATCTTCCGCTTGTTGGTATTCCCGAAATTTCATTGGCAGCTACAATTATAGAGTTAACATCATGAGATATCTTCTCCTCACCTTTTCCCGTAAGGCCAATGGTCAAATTGACGAAATGGTAACCACTAGTAAGCGAGTTAGAACTTCTGACCTAACCAACTCCAATGTCATTCTAGACTTTGCTGAAAAGAAAGTTGACAAGTGCGTAATTGAGGGGAAGAAGCACGACACTACATTCGAGCAAATGCGCAATTACTATCAAAAGATATATCCTCAGTTGATTGACCAGTTAGAGCGAGAAGCTCCTATTACTGCCAAAGAAAAGAAGAAGAAATAGTAAACGGGGCACTGCCCCGTTTACCTTTACGAATACATTGTTAAGACATGTTCAATAATTGAATGTCTTCTAATGTCCTTTTTATCAAACTCACAAGCTACCATGCCAGGCACGCTATATTTTTGAAGTCTGTGAGTAAGATCCAATAGCCCGTTTTCAGGGGTTTTGCGATCTGTTTGTTCTACGTCACCGGTGATGACAATTTTACTGCCTTCACCGATTCTAGTCATCAACATTTTCATTTGGCTAGGTGTGGCATTTTGCGCTTCGTCAAGAATGATCCAACTGTGCTTAAAATTACGACCACGACAGAATGCTAATGGTGCAATTTCGATGACTTGTTCTTTGACCATATATTCGAGTTCCGTAGCTGTATAGAATTCTCTCAGCACGTCAAATAATGGTCTAACCCACGGTTCCATTTTTTCGTTTAAGTCGCCAGGCAAAAAGCCGTGCTTCTCATCGTCAACTGCAACTGCAGGTCTTGTTAGTAGAATTTTATCACACTCTCCTTGTTTCATAGCTTTGATAGCTGCTAGCATAGCAAGATAAGTTTTACCTGTTCCTGCAGGGCCACTCACCACGACGATATCTGTTTCAGGGTCGGTCAATGCGATGATGTATTTTTCCTGATTTATACTCTGAGGTATTAGTTCGACTGGTTTTTTGTTAGCTCTTTTAGGTTGGGCTTGAGCAAAATCTATAGTTTTAGATTCCTTCATATAGTATGTTCTATTCTCATCTTGATATCTTCTATTAGCATATCTTGTGTCTTTGCGAAGCTCGCTTGTTTTTCTTTTACTCACTAAAGTCTCCTGAGTTTGAAACAAAGTATTGAAAGCTGTATTCTGCCTTCGAATGTATTTAAGGTCTGTAATTAAGTAAACTATGAGCATCTAGGAAATAGTTTCCTATGATAAATATAATGTTCGTTTCAAAAACGTTTCCTTCATTAATACGCTGTAAAGATAAATACTTACATGAGCAAATCATTACCAGCAGATACTTTTTTTAATGACATCGATTTTGTCAGTATTGTAGATACGATCAAAGGTATCTACATGAGTGACGGCTCGATGTCTACTTTGATAGACTTTGAGAGAGTTTTAGACGAAGCTGATCTTTATGCCTTCAAAAATTGGATTTTAGGCGAGTTGGTTCAAGGTCCAGAAATAGGCAGATACACTTGTAAATGTATTTTCATGTGGCCATATAAGTTAATGCCTGATCCACGTGGGGCTCTGCGCCTCACTACTATTGGGTGTAAAGTAACCTTTGGAAAGGGTGAGTTGAAAGTTCCCGTAGAAGTAAAAGATTATGAAGATTTTGTACCAGGAACTCGCTATCCAAAGATGAAGGAACGTAAGGTTTGGTTTGTAGAAATCACTATTCCGTTCGAACTTATGGATGACATTAAGGAAGGTACTATTGATCTTGCAGACCAAACTATCGACTTGTCTGAGATTGAAGATGCATATGCTGAGGATTTGGATGACTCCACTAAAGAAGAACCATCAGTTAAAACCACAGCAGATGAAAATCAATTAGGTAATGCTCCTGGCGCCGCGCTGGGCCCTGCTCCGATGATGTGAGGCGTATAATGAAAATTTTAAATGAAGCCCTCGATTACATGGATCTAGAAGACCAGTTATCAGATAAGATAACGGTTGACGAATATTCTGCTAAAATCGGTTCAGATGCAGACATAGTAACTGTCACTTTTATGGCATATTCAAAGTTGGCTGCAAAGGATTTAGTAACCTGGTTTGAACGTGGGTATACCTGGGTATTAGATGCCAGTGTAAGCGATGGTGAAATTGAACCTGGTAAGTGGTTAGTATTTGTTGAAATGGATCGCAGATCAACTACGCCTAAAAGAATCATTTCGCTTCTTTCTGATCTTGAGACCTTAACTGGATTAAAGCTTAAGGATTGGACCGTTGAGGTTGAGGGAGAAGATTATGATGCTGACGAAGAAATTCTACATCAGGCTATTATATGCAATCCTAATGAATACAAGATTGATCGCGGCGACGACGGAAACGTTGATGACGAAAAAAACGAAAAAAACGAAAAAGATGACGGATTAAATGAAGTGAGAATTCGTGCAGGTATTGATCCGAAGGCGCCATACAATAATGATGAATACATTAAAAATATAAAATCAATGGCAGGAATGTAATATGGCAGATTCAGGATTACCCGGCATGACATTGCCAGAACCGAACGATAATGAAGAAATGCAAGTCGTCGCAAAGAACGATGAACACTATGATAGCATGGTAAATGATAAGGAGTTTTACGAAGATATGGTACAGAAAAATGAATTGCAGAATCTAACCAATGCTTCTCTCACGCAAGCAGGAAGCAATGCTGCACAGAACGCAGATGTTCTTGTTAAGAACGATAATGAGGATTGGATCAATAAGAAGTGGCGCCCAGCAATGGGGTGGATGTATATGGCAGTCTGCATATGCGACTTCATTTTATTCCCAATTCTCTGGTCTATCGTACAGCTTGTCGGTAAGGGAAGTGTCACGACGCCATGGCAACCATTGACCCTTCAAGGTGCAGGTTTATTTCACATTGCAATGGGCGCTGTTCTTGGTATTGCTGCTTTTGGTCGTACACAAGAAAAACTTCAAGGTGCAACGAACGTAGATACTTCAGTGGGTACACCTCCACCGGGAATTCCTGGAAAGTAAGAATTGACATATAACACCCAGCGTGATACTATATGATTATGGATCATTATATGACGCTGGGTGTTTCTAGGACAGCCACCCAAGAAGAAATTAAAAAAGCATATCGTAAATTAGCAATGGAGCATCACCCTGATCGGGGAGGTGATCTAGCAAAATTTCAAGAAATCAGTGTGGCTTATGAAATATTAGGTGATGCTGACAAGAGAGCAGCATATGACAGGCCTCCCCAGCCTTCGCCGCAATTTGGACCGGGTGGATTCTCATTCAGCTTCAATGGATTTGATTTAAACGAGTTTTTTGCACAATCATTTGGCGGACCACAAAACTTTGCACAAAATAGACAACCACAGAAACCAGTTTTTAGAACTAGAGTATCAGTGTCATTGCAAGATGCATTTAGTGGTGCCGAGCAGGTACTGCAATTAGGTACGCCAAACGGCGTAAAGGTCGTGAATGTTAAGGTGCCACCCGGCATCTCGTCTAGAAGTAGCATTCGATATGACAATCTGATTGAAGAAGGTACGCTAATCATCGAATTCCATGTTCTAGATGATCTACGATTTGACAGAAAAGGTGACGATTTGTATACGAATATACCTATCTCTGTCTTAGATTTGATTGTCGGTACTAAAATTGAGTTTACTACCATAGGCGGAAATAAAATTGAGGTTGATATTCCAGCTGGAACTCAAACATATCATCAGTTTAGACTGCCTGGCTACGGAATGCCCACAGCCAACAACGGTTATGGTGACCAAATACTATTGTTAAAGGTAATAGTCCCTGCTAACATCGACAATGATATTATTGAAAGTATCAAGCGTAGTCGATCTAAATAACTTTTTAAAAGGATTAAAAGTTGCAATCATCCCCTGAAATTGAAAATATTATTGAACATGCAGTCCAAGCTGCAAAGCAAAGACAACATGCATATGTTACTGTAGAGCATTTGCTTTGGGCTCTCGTTTCGCACCCTCCTTTTAAGAAATGTCTAAATGGCATCAATGTAGATACGGATTTGATGCTTGCTGAAATTGAGGCTTATCTCAATGGACTGCACGCAATTGTTTCTAAAGATCCAAATTGCCAACCAAAGCGCACTAACACGCTTGAACGTGTGATGAATCGTTCTGTGACACAGGTTCTATTCACCGGCCGCAGACAAGTTGCTACTATTGATTTGTACATGAGCATCGCAACAGAATCTAATTCTCATGCTCACTATTTCCTACTTAAGTACGGTGTCTCTAAGTCTGATTTTCTTACTTACTGGCAGAAGCATTATGCGGGTGGCGACTACGCAGCTATCAGTCCAAATCAGGCTGACGAAATTCTTGATGAGTATACAATCAATCTGACTGATTTGGCTCGTCAAGACAAGTTGGAGCCAGTGATCGGTCGTCATAAGGAAATCGATGACATTATCAATGTTCTTGCCAAGAGATTCAAGTCTAACGTACTTATGGTCGGCGATCCGGGTGTAGGTAAGACTGCTATCGCTGAAGGTATCGCAAACGCAATCGTTGCCGGAACAGTTCCGGACTTCCTACTAGACCACGAACTTTATTCACTTGAAGTTGGTTCGCTTCTTGCTGGTTCTCGTTATCGAGGTGACTTTGAAGAAAAGGTCAAGCAGGTTCTTGATGCGTTGAACGTCAAAAAGAAGGCGATTCTGTTCATTGACGAAGCGCATACTATGCAAGGTGCGGGCGGATCCACTACTGGATCAGTTGATTTTGCTAACATGATCAAGCCTGCAATCACTAAGGGTACGCTTAAGGTCATTGCTTCTACCACGTGGGAAGAATTCTACGAATCATTTGAAAAGGATCGTGCGTTGATGCGTCGATTCTATCGTGTTTCGGTTGATGAACCTTCTCATGACACGACTGTTCGTATTCTTAACGGATTATCTGAACGTCTCAATGATTTCCACAATGTGAAGATTACACCAGAAGCCATTAAAGCAGCAGTAGAGTCCGCTGATCGATACATCCATGATCGTAAGAATCCTGACAAGTCTATCGACCTACTAGATGCGGCGTGTGCTAAGCAACGTGTCCTGCAGAACAAGGACGCTGAAATTACTACGGCACTTATTCACGAACAAGTTGAAAAGTTCACCGGCGTTCCGGCAGATAAGTTGAGCGGTGATAACTTCGACCGGATCAATAATCTTGAAATGAACGTCAAGAATAAGCTGTATGGGCAGGATGAGACTGTCGATAAGGTTCTTGAACGAGTGTATGTCTCGTTTGCGGGGATCGGTAACGATAAGAAGCCGATTGCGAGCTTCTTGTTCTTGGGCCCAACGGGTACGGGTAAAACGGAATTGGCTAAGTTGCTGTCCAAAAATTTGGATATGCCGCTTCTCAAGTATGACATGTCGGAGTACGCAGAGAAGCACAGCGTAAGCAGCTTGATCGGGCCGCCCCCGGGCTACGTAGGCTTTGGCGATTCACAAGTTCAAGGTGGACGCCTAATTTCAGACTTGAGCAAGAACCCGCACTCTATTCTTCTGTTCGATGAAGTCGAAAAGGCTCACCCTGATATCTTCAACATCTTCCTACAGATTTTGGATGAAGGTCGAATCACCGGATCAAACGGTAAGGAAGTTTCTTGTAAGAATACTCTTATCATTATGACTTCTAATTTAGGGTCGGCTGACGGTGAACGAAACAATATTGGTTTCGGTTCGCAAGAACGCACTGGTGAAGATGATAAGGCTCTTAAGCAATTCTTCAAGCCTGAGTTCCGTAATCGTCTTGATATGGTCTGCAAATTCCAAAAGCTAGACATGCTTTCGATAAAGAAGATCGTTGTGAAATTCTTGGAAGATGTTAAGAAGCCGTTGCTTGACAAGCACAATATCACGCTGAACCTCAGTGAGGAAGTCATTGAGTATTTGGCTGATAAGGGCTATGATAGCAAGATGGGTGCAAGACCTCTCGGTCGTAAGATCGATGAATTGATTCGTGTTCCTCTTTCAAAGAAAATTTTGTTTGAGCGTATTGCTAACGCAAACATTATGGCTGTGTTGGAGAACAATGAAATCGTGTTTCAAGTAACTTCAAAGCAAACTGCGAGAATTGGCGATGACGGCATCATTCAAGTCGAAGGTTGAGGTCGAAGACCGAACCCTTCTATACTACAACAATTTCAAGTATAAGGTTGTGTTAAAAGACAATGCAATTAGCTTTGTATTTAGAGCCAAAACCATTGAACAATACGTGCAGTACGTTAAGAACCAAATATTACTAAAGGACCGGTGGTCCCGAAAAATAAGGTTAGAAGATATAGATTTGTCTAAAATGGAAGGCCTCATTAAATTTAGAGCAAATCACTACAAAGATCCTAAAATTCAAACCCGGCAGTATGATTCTGCATTTTCTGTCTATACAAATGACGAGAATATCATTAAGGAGATTTGTAAATTTTGGTCAGATCCTAAAATTCATGAAGCGAATTTGTTACCAGCCGGTATAAAATATTTCAAGAAGGATCCGCCTGCTAAGTTTAGGGTTTATCTAAAAAACTTTTACGACAGAGACGGCAATATTAAGGAAGACCTAAAAGAATACTTGAAAAGAACACCGGATCTTGTCATTAGTGAGTCTTTGTCAATGGTATTAAATTATAATTTTACTTACCTAAGCACTAGCCACTTTATCAACTACAATGATGAAAAGAATCTCATGATGATGTATCTGATGTTTCCGAACATCATAGGTAAAAGTTACAAATTAGAAAAGAAAACGGTATAAGATAAATACTCTAATAAAATGGAGTATTTTTATGGCAAAGGTCGTCGAAGACGTACTTGTTATCAAGCTTAGTAAGCTTGTGAAGGATGATGCTGCTGACAGCGGAATCCTTACTAATGAAGTGCAATCTGCACTGGAACAAGTAGCCCAAGAACTAGTAGGCGATGGGATCATAGTGGAGGTTGCGAAAGCTTAATGTCGCAACTACCTTACACATATTTACTTAAATGGTCAACTACCGGAATGAAGTACTATGGTGTCAGGTACGCCTCTGGTTGTCATCCGACAGATTTATGGAATCCATACAAGACTTCAAGTAAGCACGTTAAATCATATGTTCAGGAGTATGGAAATCCTGACATAATTTCCGTACGGAAGGTATTTCGTGGTAAAAACGCGGTAGAAAAGGCTCAACGCTGGGAACACACCGTGTTACGTAGAAGGAAAGTAATAACCAATCCTACGTTTTTAAATCGCACGGATAACAAATCGATATCACCTGAAGATTGTGGTAAATCTGCCAAAATTGCAGCAGCCAAACGAAAAACCCGAAACAAGGACAATTGGCCTGCATTGATGGAACTGTCTATTAGGTTTTCAGGCCGAACAAAAGAAACCCATCCACATATTGCAGCGGCGGCAGCCAAACTTGCCGGCCGAACAAAACTGACCCACGCATACTTAGCTAAGAAAGCTACCCAAACTGCCAGTCAAACGGCTAAAGTTTGGGAGATAACCTCACCTGTCGGAGAGATAATTACCATCGTTAATATGTGCGAATGGTGTCGAAATAATAACGTCAAACGTGGATCAATAAAAAACGGAGTAACTCGAAACGGGTACACGTTTCGAGTTATATCTAATCCTGGAGTAAACCCGTGAGCCAATCTACGACCCTAATCCTATTCCCACAAACAACCTATATAAATCCAGGCAACGGAGCACCCTACACTGTTATCGGCGATTCAAAACCAGCGGCGGCCTATTATTTAGGAAACAAGGATTTGCAGACCGTTAATATTAGTTTGACACAATGTACGGGTAATATCGTGATTCAAGCTACGTTGGCACCTGCCCCACTTGACACTGACTGGTTTAATGTGTATGAATTAGAAGCTAACGCAAATGCTGTAGCAAATTCAGCTCCACAGATTGCATCAAACGCCTCAATGTATACTAATATCGATGGAAATTTCGTATACATGCGCGCACAGATTCAGGACTTTCAAGGTGGCGGTGTCAATTACGTGAAACTCAGTTACTAACATGAAGGTGATAGCAGTTTATCCGGGAAGATTTCATCCCTTTCACAAAGGCCACGCCGCAAGTTTTAAGCAGCTGGCTAGTAGATTTGGTTTGGAAAACACTTACCTTGCTATCTCTGCTAAACAAGATCAACCAAAGAGTCCTTTTTCAGCACAAGATCGTGCAAAGATGGCAATGGCTTTGGGCATTCCATCAAAAAACATTATTGCAGTGAAGAATCCGTACTCAGGCGATGAGTACATGAAAATGTTTCAAACTAAAGGATATGATCCCGAACATACTGCTTTGGTATTTGGTGTCAGTAAAAAGGATATGGAGGGTGATCCTTCTATGGGCATTGAACCCGATCCTCGCTTCTCCTTTAAGCCTAAAAAGGATGGTACAGCATCTTACTTTCAGCCGCTAAAAGGCAAAAACATTAAACCAATGACACAGCACGGATACATTCTTTCTACTGACGTAGCAGAGTTTCCTATCGCTGGCAAAACTATGCGCGATGCTAGTGCTATTCGTAAGGCATATGCAGGCTCTGATAACAAAACAAAAATGAAAATTCTTACAGATTTATACGGAGACTCAGCAGAGAAAATGAAGCAGACATTCGACAATAACCTACAAGTCACTGAGAGCATCCGCGCTCTAATCAACAAAATCAAACCTCTTATCAGTGAGGCGTCCCCTCAACAAAAGGCAAAGTTTGTTAAGCTATTGAGTGAAGCTAAGAAGACACTAAGAAATACTAACCCATGTTGGGATGGGTACAAACCAGTTGGCACCAAAAAGAAGAACGGTAAGACTGTTCCTAATTGCGTTCCGGTGAAGGAATCGTATAGTGTTCAACGTATCTATGGTCCATCAGACGTAAACATTGTAAAAGATTTAGGAAACGGATACTTACTTTCATACGAGATGGACGAAGATGATGATGTTCGTAAGGAAGGTTTTGAAGTAGTTAAGCTTGCTCCAAACGAAACAAAGAAATATATTCCAGTTGGTACCCTGAAAGTAAGTCCTTATCCTGGCAATCGTAAGCCTGGTCAACTTGAAGCTGAAATAAACCGTATTATCGCGGCTGATGAAGCCAAAAGTCCTCTGGACGAAGAAGAGGATCCATTTGATATTGATCCAGAACTAAATGCTACTGTATCTTTTGCACAACAGCACTATCGTAATCCAAAAAAGCAAGCTGCATTTATCAAGTTTGTTCAGCGCAGCCTCAAGCATTCTAAGGAAGACGATGAGCGTTTAGATAAAGAAGTCGATGAACTAAAAGACAGAGTTGATACTCTGGACCGAAAGGTTGGAAAAATGAATTCTTCCAAATCGGTAGATTTTCCTGCTCAAAGATTGAAGGAAGGCACTATGAAACCGACTCATGTTACTGGTGAAGAAAAATCTGGTTCTGTAGAGGCCTTAGAAAAAGCATTGCTAAGAACCAAAGCGCCCGGCGTTAAACTAGACTATGACAAAATAGATAAAATGATGCAATTAATCTGTAAAAAATATCATCTAACCGGTGATAAATTACATAACGATTTTGTGAAAAAGCATCGTGTGGTTCCCGATAAATGGATCGTAAAACAAACAGTTAAAGAGAGTTTTACAAAAAACGCTGATTATCTAGACGAAAAATAATTCCACCCCCTGTCTTCGTTGTAAATAACTGTATAGTTTTACAACAAAGAGGACTTAATGGCACGTAAATCAAAAAATTCAAACGTCACTATCGCTAAGCCGAACGGCGAGCAACAAACTGTACCTGCAGAACAAGTACAAGAGGTTATTGAGCAGGCTGCTCAGGAACAAAAGCCACAAGAAGGCCAAGTTCAAGTAAACGTAGACTATCTACGTACCACTAAGGTTCACATCGCAATGCCATGCTACGGTGGTATGTTGACTGAATCTACATTCATGTCATTTATCAAGTGGGCAAATACTGCACGTCAATTGGGTGTCGACTGGACTCTCGAAACCATGACCAATGAGAGTTTAATCAGTCGTGCAAGAAATACTCTTACTGCTAAGTTTCTTGCAATGCCGGACGCAACTCACTTGTTCTTCGTTGACGCTGATATTGGTTGGGAACCATGGCACTTGCTAGTCCTCTTGAACAGAGATGTTGATGCGATCGGGGGCCTATATCCAATGAAGACTATGCCAGTTAAGTGGGTAGTTAATGGATTTGAAGGCGCAGAAGAAGGCCCTGATGGCTTGCAAGAAGTATCTAAGGCTGGTACTGGATTTCTTCTTATGAAACGACGCTGTTTTGAAAAGTTAAACTCACATCCGGCTGTTAAGCAATATAAAAACGATATCGGTCTTGATCCCATGTACGATCAGTATTTGAAGACTTATTTTGATACTGCTGTTCGCCAAAATCGCTATTATAGCGAGGACTGGACCTGGTGTGAGAACTTTAGAGATTTAGGCGGTAAGATTTGGGTTGACAAGCGAGTATTGCTACGTCACTCGGGAAGCTATGTGTTTTCAATGGAAAATCAGCAGTATTTGCTTGATCAAATCGGCCCCATGTGGGCTGAAGCGCAGAAGGCAAAAGGCTACAAGATTATTGACGAAAACGGAAACGAGATTTAAGTTTCTATAGGACTGGGAGGGGAGAGAAATCTTCCCTCCCTTTTTGGATATTTCGTAATAAATAAAAATGTAGTTCGCGGAGGTGAGATTCCCAACTACTCTAACACTGTTATGGAGTATCAGCAATGAATATTTATTCTACAGACAATCTACCAATTGGTTTCTATATCTATGCGTATGTGCGAACTAGTGGAACCCCTTATTATATAGGCAAAGGACAAGACGGTAGAGCCTGGACAGGTCACCGATACAAAGACGCAAATAGTGGGAAATGGAAGGGGTACACGTCCCTCCCAATTCTAGAATCATTATTATGGAAACAAATCTTACTGAGGTTGGTGCTTTCGCTTTAGAACGCAGGTATATTAGGTGGTATGGTCGTAAAGATAAAATATCTTGGGGAATATTACACAATAGAACTGACGGCGACGAGGGCGTGTCGGGAATGGTTCAATCCGCTTCATCTAATAAAAAACGAAGTGATGCTCTTACTGGAAAGTCGCGCCCAGATGTGTCTGATAGACTAAAGGGGAAACCAAATCTTAAAGTTAGTGCTGCACTCATCGGAGTACCTAAATCAGCGGAGTCTATTTCAAAAAGAACCAAAACTCGTAAGGGAAAAACCTACCCTAAATTGGGGGACTGGCAGCGCGGCGTGAATAAATCCGCAGAGGCAATCGCCAAACGATCCGCAACTCGTCTGGGGAAATCTATTAAAAAACACGAAATCGTAACCTGTCCATATTGTGGGAAAACAGGAGGTGCCGGCGGCATAAAGGTATGGCACTTTGACCGATGCAAATACAAACCGACAACTTGAATCAATCAGCATAAATACTACACTACTAAGGATTTGATTCATGAAAATTAGCGATATCTATGAAAGTACGACCTCAGGCGCGATTGCTACTGTCGCACAGCCAATGGCCGGCGCAACACAAAAACGTTCAACTGTAGGCAAAGGAGTCTACGCTAATCAAAAGCCCGGGAATCTTCTTACCGGTAAGAAGACCAACAAGAAATTTGCTAATTCCCTTCATGAAGGTAAGATGAAGGAACTCGCGTCAGATTTAGATTACCTTGACAATCTAAACTTTCAGAAAAAGTACAAGGCTACCAAAGAACAAATTAGAGCAAGATTCAAGATACAAGAAGCACAATTAGAAGAAGACGATTTGATTCTTGTGCCAGGCCAAGGTCATAGATTGAAGACTGGATTCCATTCATTTGATCCGGATAAAGCAGAACACGAAGGTGAAACTCTAAAGAACAGTCTCAGAACAATATCACGTAATGCAAAAGAACTATATGACGTATTAGAAAATTGTGATAGTATTCCTGAATGGGTAAGTGAGAAGGTCGGCCAGATTAAGGGCATGATGACCAATGTTAATAATTACATGGTTAGCAAGAAACAACAATCAGAAGGTGTTATTGCCGCCGGTGGCGTCGGTGAAAACCAAGAACACTTCGATCATGAGATAAGCATGGCTAAGAGCGAAATGCGTAGCGCTGCTAAAGCCGCAAAAAGAATCTATCAAATGCTAGATGAGCGTGATGAATTAATGGCATGGCAGCAAAGCTATATCACTTTAGCTAGTGACTATCTAGGTAGCGTAGCTGATAGCATGGAAGAAGAGTTAAGCGAAGGTAAACAGGGCGGCGAGAAAGAAGTACAAGATTATAAGAAGTGGCGCAAAGACAATCACGACGATCTAGGCACCACTAGAAAAATCATCAGTAGAGAACCTAGCAAGGGTAGCCCCTGGCAAGATATGGAAGACTTCGGTAAGAAGGTAACTGACGAAGGTGCCAAAGTAGATCGCATGGTTAAGCACATTGCTAAGTCAGAACGTGAAGCCGGCAAGCCAGCAAAGAAAGCAACAGATATTGCATGGGCCACGGTCAACAAGCGTGGCTATCTAGATAACAAAAACAAAAAGGGTTAACTGCTTGTCAAACTCTATTGTAGTGAATACGTTGAATGTCCGCGATGCCTATGATTTGAAAAACAATACCACAGAGGCTAATTGGAAAGAAGACAGAGCTTTATTTGCTACAGGTAACACTATTATTCAGGAATCTATTATACACAAGTGGATGAGTAGAGACAACGAATTCCGTAAACAGGGACTTACCGAAGGGCTAAGCCATTGTAACAATAAAACGTCGATCACAAAACTTTCATTTGTAGACACTGAATCCTTAGGCGATATGTCCACAAGAGTAGCATTTATGGAATCATATCTACTTAATAATGAGAGTTTACTAGAATCTAATGACACGACTTTATTAACAGCATTTCGTAATTTACCCAAACAAGCTGCGGCCCCAGAAGTAGGAACCTCGTATCTGATTATTGGGTTGTATCTTATTAATGACACATTAGGTGTGACGCATCAGCCATGTATTGCCAAATTGTTAGAAATCAACGACGATTCATATGTATTGTATATACCTGCTGAAAACAGAACAGTAAAATTGCCTGAAAAAACACTGTCAGATGTCGCGCCTATGGTCACCTTACTGTTTAATAGTATTGTTCAATACGATAAATTAAGAACCTTTGTAGTTTTAAAATTCGGCATTAACTTACCAGAATACAACGACATACCCATTAAGGAGAATAAAATGAGTAATAATATGAAAGGTCTACGTGAAAGTAGTATCATGAAAGGCATCGTAGATGAAGATGGAGCATCTTTTGTCATCTACATTAATGGCAAACCAGCAACTAAATATGTAAATTCCAAAAAAGCTGAAGCCGCAGTTAGTATGATGAAGTCAAAGTTCCCTGATAAGAAATTTGAGATAAAGCATCAACCTGAAGGTCATGCATCCGATGCAGTTGATACACTTTATATCAATGATAAACCTAGTATAAAATATAGAGATCCAGATCAAACATTAGCAGCCATGGAACTTTTAAGAAAAAAGCACCCTAGCAGCAAATATGATCTTAAGCCTGAGGTCAGAGAAGCTCAAGCGGATGCTCACCTACTCAAGCGTATAACTGTAAAAAAGCACGGCGGAAATGACGAGAATAGTTGGGCAGTTTTTATCGACGGTAAACCAGCAGTAACTGGACTTAACAAACGATCAGTACCGCACTATAAGTCATTGCTTCTAAAGAAGCTAAAAGAAAAGCCGAGCTTAACTGGATCAAGCGAAGTTGAAGAAGCCCGCGGCTCAGGTGTAATGTACATAGTTAAGTCTAAAGACGGCGTCGAGAAGGCATTTAAAAATCTACACGCCGCCGAAGATTGGAAAAACTCATACCAACGTAAGGCTCCTAAGGACGATGACGGCACATGGGCATGGGCCTGTCATGACGGCACATGGACAATCGGTCCTAAGGACGATGACGGCACATGGACAATCGGTGAAAGCCCAGATTATCCTGCAGTTGCTCAGCAACCAGGTGGATGGCGTAAATACCGCACAAAACCAGCTGGTAAATTGTCAGAGGGTGAAGACACGACTGAAGCAGTTGCTAATGCTATCATACGCCGCATCACTACTCAATATTTGGATGTATTGAGTAAATACGGTCCAGCCGCAGTGATGGCGGCAGTTGATGAACTTGCAAGTCATTATCATGACTTAGAAGAAATTGGTTCAAGTGATGTTAGTATTTGGACTAAAGAAGTTATTAAGGATCTAGAGTCTGGATACTATGATGATCTTAAGGAAGATACTGCATATGCAGGTGGTATGGGTCAAGGTGGAAATGCTGGTCAATCATATCGCAAGTTTAAACCTAAGGTGGCTGGAACATTCAAAGAAGACTCTGATATGCGATTCGCTGCCGAAAAGACTCCTGCAGTTAATCCATACGGTGGACAAAAAGATAGACAGTTTAGAGGTTCTATTAACGAACAACCAAAAAAGGTCATCAAAAAGGAAAGCTCTGTAATGAAGGGACTTCGTCGCTAAGATTATGCGAGCCATAGAGTTTCTAATTGAATATGATAGAAACAAAACCGCACAGACACTAGGTACTGGTCTCATTCCTGCATTTGCTAAGGATATGGGCGCCATTAGTGGTAATATGATGGTATACAGGCAATTCGCTAGAGAAGTTCTAGTACCTGGTAATAAGGCTACTGAGGCCGACAAAGCCGACATAATTCAACACATATTGCAGGCTATAGAAGAAAAAGATCCAACACCAAATAAAGAATACACTCAGTGGCTTGCTAGAATGTATGCTAAAGGTGGAGTGAAGTTAGAGGACTTAAACAGAGGAAATCTACTTGGTATCTACAATTTAGGTAAGAAACGCAGGATGATTAAACCAGAACATGCTGATATTAATCGATTCAAAAACTACAAAGAATTTGAAGATACTATGCTGAGTAATTATGATTTAGATCAGATTGAAGGTGCGGATTCTGCAAAAGCTAAAGAAAAGGGTCAGGCTAACACAATATTTGACAATGAACAAGTACGCATAATTGTTCCTGAGGACGAAGCCGCTGCATGTTACTATGGAAGAGGCACCCGCTGGTGTACTGCTGCAACTAAAGGAACGAACTACTTCAAAAATTATAGTAGTCAAGGTAAATTGTATATCTTGATACCAAAACATCCTAAACGCGACGGTGAAAAATACCAAATACATTTTCAAACCGGTTCATTCATGGATGAAGCCGATTCTCCAGTAAACGTAGAGGAATTAATTACCAAAAGATTTGGAGATTTGTCCTCATTCTTTAGAGAAAATGAACCAGCAATTAAAAACAGCATATTATTTGCAGATGACGACGTTCTGACTTCGGTTATTACTAAAATTAGTCAAATAGCTATGGATAAGGCATACGAAGAAATTGCGGAATGGGAACAGAATGACGATTATTATTATCGAGACATGAGAGAACTTTATGGCGATGAGGACGGAGATATTGATTGGGACGCAGCATATGCAGCAGGTAACGATTATATGTCTTGGAATCCAGATGCTAAAGAATGGGTGGATAATATTGAAAGCATAGTTACACCATCACCGCGTCATCTGAAGGCCTGCACGCAAGAGATGACACAAGAAGGTGATTATGTCGGTGTCGGAATAGATGACACACCAAGCATAATATCAGACATGTTGTTAAACCATTTTAGAGGTAGCCGACTACATGACACTGGTATTGCTAAATATTTGGTAAAGAACGTTCTTGTACAAAAAAAGAAAGATGGTAGCTGGGACGTAGATTTGATCGAAAGAAACAAATGAGAGCCCGAGAATTCATCTCTGAAAATGAACCGCTCAACGAGTTAACTGGTTATAAGAAAGATCCAGTGTATTCTCTGTTGCAGAACAGCAGAAATATGGAAGAATTTTTGGATGCCTTAAAACTGGCAGGATATCAGCAATACGTATTAGGCTCAGGTTGTTTCGGCACAGCATTCAAGCGTCCCGGCGAAGACAGTATCATCAAGCTTTGGAAAGATGATCCTGCATATGACACCTATCTTTCTTTTGTGTTACAGAATCAATCTAACCCACATGTTCCAAAGATTATTGGCCGCCCAGTAAAGTTATTGCGCAGATTTAATCTAATGCGAATGGAGTTGTTGGATAACAAAAATCTATTCACTTTAGAGAGAAAAAATATTAGATATCAGATACAAGAATATTTAGAGGTATATCCGCGGCGCCCATACGCAGAAGAAACTACACTTTTTGAAGAATTCCCTCAACTAAAACCAGTTTTGGATTTTATTAGAAGTGCAGCAGGTGGAACCGTTGTAATAGATGTAGGTATAAGTAACATACTTTGGAGAAAAGGTGACATTCCTGTTATCACTGATCCTATTGCTGATGTTGAGAAGCTGAGAGAAACCATCAGTACTGGTCAGGGCGGAGGTTCGGCCGGGATAGGCGGCGGATCGATGGTCGGGGGTCCAACTACATATGAACAAGAGTATGGTCAATTCAAAACCAAAGGACCTCATCGTATTACTGCTATGACATATGAGGATTTTTCATCAGAAAATAAGATTACATTGAAACAGTTGTATAGTAAGGGTCTCCCAGATCACGATGAGATGATTTGGAATTTTGTAGGTGACTCAGACTTTAATGTACCTTTTACAGTTCAAACTATTTCACCAGTTAAACTGGAACTACTATTTAAAAGTCAATATGGCGTAGATCATATCGATGAAATTTATGACATGCTAGATTCTGATCAAGAAGATATTGTAGATTCATATAGATCAGATCCTAATTTATCAAATAGTATTATTGTCATGAACGACGGAATTGTAGTCGACGGGCATCATCGTGCATTAGCAGCGATATTAAATAGGAAACCAATTAAGTACGTGGATGTGAGTCAAGAAGCATAAATAGTCTATAGGATTACAAACATGTTAGCAGATACTCTTAAGACACTATTGGCATCCGCGTATGCACTATCGATCAAAGCTCAATTCTTTCACTGGAATGTAGAAACTCCGGATTTTCCCCAATACCATGAATTTTTCGGTAACTACTATGAAGAAGTGTATGACAATACGATTGATAGACTGGCAGAAATAATTCGTCAAGTTGATGAATACACTCCGGGCAGTCTCATTCGTTTTTCAGAACTTAGTCAAATCGCAGACCAAACTAAAGTTCCCCGCGCCGAATTAATGATGAAAGAACTTTTTGAAGATAATGCCAAAATGCTTGCGATGTATAAGGCAGCATTTCACGTAGCAGAAGATGCAGATGAGCAAGGTATTGCTAACTTTATCGCGGAGAGAATTGACGCCCACGGTAAACATCAATGGATGCTTCGTTCCATACTAAAAATTTCAAGGGCATAATTATGAGAGTTACAGAATTTCTATCCGAAAATGTATCTAAACCAATGATTGGTTCAGCTAAAAAACCGGCAAACGAGTTGACTGAATCTGTAGGACATTTCCTATCAGAGATTCTTTCTGAGGCATCTACTGCAATGTCCGCAGTTAGAAACAGCCCATATGCTGATCAACTCATAAAGACAATTCACAGTAGCTTATCATTGCCTCATAATCAAGAATGGGCTCCGGTAGATTCTATTAGTTGGACTGATGTTAAGGATTATGCACCTAATTTTGTTCTTATGGCAGGTACTAAAGGAACCGCTGCTGTAAAATGGGCAAGTGGACATTATTATTTGGTAACTGCGAATAGTGAAGGTATACAGACTGATAGAATTACTAGTATAAACGCAGCAGCTAGCCAAATTAAATCTAATATCGGTAAAATAACTGGATTTTGGATTAATCCTAAAACGTATCGTGTTCGTGGACCTGGCGCTTATCACAGTGCTGCACATGGATCTGAAACTTCAGTAGATCAACTTCGCACAAAACGCAGAGAAGCAAAGGCCCTAACTATTCCTAATATGTATGATATAAACCGCGGGTCATCGCATAATAGACAGGTACTATTGGCTAAGTTACGTCCTCTGTTAGGAAAATATGTTCAACAAGCATTAGCGGACGTTAAAGGAGCCGTTGGTATTTCTATTAAGAATGACGCATTCGATAGAGCCAAGAAAAAGTTACAAGTAGCAAAGCGTCTACAAGAATTGTACGACACTCTGGAACAAGCAAAGTCAGTACAGGCTTTGCCGCCTGTGCTTAATCAGACGCTAAATTTAGCTATATTGATGGCAGCAGGTTATTATTATCCTGAAGAAACCGGAAACATTAGTCGCGGCGGTGGTCCCCGCGATCATTATAGATCAGATTCTATTTCTGTTTATTCCGCCGGTCCAAATAAGGTTATTGCTGATATCATCAACGGGGATACTAAAAAGTTATCAACTGTGATGGCCTTCCTCAAGCAAGAATTGGTGCACGGATAAAAATCATGAAAACTAGAGTAAATCTCACTGAGACTATAGCTGCTAAAATAGCAAATGATCCAAAAACAGAAAAAATGATCGCATTGGCTCTTCGCCATGATCATACCTTTCCTGCTGCAACAAGGGCGTCGATTGGCCCAAACGCATCTGACCATGACATCGCACTACTTTGGGCTAATATGGTAGACAATGCTTTGGCCAATTCTGAATATGGTGATCTATCCAGAGATGGTAAGTTTGATCAGTGGTTGCTTAGACTATATATGAATCACGTTGCTGATTATGAAGATATATCAGGTGAAGGAGTACCTGCTCTTGGTCAATGGAAGGCACTTAGTATTCGTAATCTCCTTCGCCCAGAACATCAAGACTTTAATAGATTTCGTTCTTTAGAACAATTATATAATGTAGTTCGTAGCAGAGAATACAGAGACGCATTGGCCAGAATTAAAGATGCTGAGCGTATTGCAAAGATGAAGCGAGACAAAAAGGAAATCATTTTGATTAATGACGACCGCTTTTTTGTCATGGTACCATTGAATTACGGTTCTTGCTATACATTCAACAATGAAGAGGGTGTTCAGGCATCATTCTGTACTGGTAGCAGTGACGGTGAACGTTGGTTCAACCGATATTCTAAAGACGGTCCGATTGTGAGTATCATCGATAAGAAAAACATGAATGACCCTAAGGGAAAGTGGCAAATGCATTCTCAGACTAATCAGCTAGTAGATGCAAACCAAAATAACAGAGGCTATCCGCACCGTAATGATGCTGAATTTGCTGAATTATTTCCGGGATTGATGAAGCAAATTGTTAGTGCTTTAGAAAAACATTCAGAAGACCTCAAACAAGCCTCTAAGGATATGGGAATTACACACGGTGGGTGGAACATCGCAGAAGAAGTAGGTCGAATAAAACGTGATTTCCCAACAGCATTTGCATCAGAACCCAAAGAAAATCCTGAACAACCCGAATTGGCTTAATAAATGCGAGTAACAGAATTCATCGCTGAGGGCTACAAAGAAGTAGCGCAGAAATATATTAACTCAGGAGTACCTGCAGAGGATGTACAAAGAGCCATCGCCGCCTTTAAGGAACTCGTCAACAAAAATCAAGTTAGTGGCACTGAGCGAAATATTGACTGGTGGGGAAAGAAGTCCTTTAGTGAGTTTACGCAGTTTGTAAATTCTATCGATCCATCAAGAACAAAAAGACAACTAAAGCGCGGAAAGATTCCTGGAAAAAGTATTACATTGGTTGACAATGACAAGTGGCTTGTCATTGTTCCTCTAGATAAAGATGCAAGTTGTTTCTATGGTAAAAATACTGATTGGTGCACAGCCAAACGTGCTCCAGGTCATTTTGAACAACACTTCTATCAAGATGAATCTATTTTAATATATTGTATCAATAAACAGTCCGGCGCCAAGTGGGCAATCGCGTCACACACGGTAACCAACCTAATGCCTTCTGACAACACTATGCGAGGATCAGAATACGACGGGGATACTCAATATTTTGATGCAGAGGATGACGAAATTTCTCACAGTTCATTTGCAGCAGAAACTAAGTTATCTTCAGAAAAATTACTCAACCTAGCTTTACAAAAAAAGGATAAAATTGAATTAGCTAGAGTACCGCACTCTAGCGCAGTAACTCGCGTAAAGGATTGGTTATACGGCCCGAGAAGCTACGTGGATCGTGATTTATCTATAGAAAAGGATCTACTTTTTATCAATAATACCAAATATACATATGATTATATCTCAGAACTAGTTAGTAATAATGTAGATGTATCTAAAATACCGGATCGATTATTAGTAGATGCAGCAGTATATAGTCCTTCTGTATTGAGATGCATGAACCCTCAACCAAATGAAAAGGTATTAAGAGATATTGTAATTGAAGTTCCGGACGCAATTCAGGTCATCAAGAATCCTTCACTGGAAGTACAAAAAATAGCAGTCACCGAATATCCTGCTGCTATTCTACTTATTAAAAATCCAAATCCTAATACAGTTAAGCTAGCAATTACCCTTGATCCTAAATTAGAGAAGGCACTAGTCAAAGATAATTCTACAAGTGAATTAGACGAAGACTGGAAATCAGCCGCTAAAGGTATGGGCGTAGCTGCAGGATTAGCTTTGGGTATGCACGGTATGCCCAACAAGACAGTAGAACCAGTTACGCCACACATGCCGGTATCACATCAGGTGCAATTACCTAAGGTTGATCCTGCTGTAGTAAAGCAAACGCTGTCCGGGTTAACTAACCCATATGGTGTAGCACTTAGACGAGCAGCACAGGCAGCTGGCATCACCGGAACCGAACTTGCGCAGTTTCTGGCACAATGCGCACATGAGACACAAAATTTTTCGTCACTAAAAGAGTTTGGCGGAAAATTAGATTTTAAGAAATATGATCCTAAATATAATCCAGAAAAAGCAAAGCTATTGGGTAACACACATCCAGGAGATGGTGCACGATATCACGGGCGAGGATTCATTCAATTAACAGGTAGAGAAAATTACCGTAAGGTAGGAAAAGCCTTAGGTTTACCATTAGAGCAGCAACCTGAACTTGTTGAACGACCAAACGTTGCAGCCAGGGTTGCTGTTTGGTTTTGGCAAAACAGAGTTGCACCTAAGGTTACTAATTTCAACAATACTCAGGCTGCGACTAAACCAATTAACGCAGGGCTGCATGGTCTTGAAGATAGAGTAAACAAATTTAATGCTATTATGCAAGTAATAGCTAATAATCATAGATCAACACCTTCGCCAGTAAACGAGTATAAAGTTGATAACGACATAAATGGTGAAGGTCTTGGTGCTACTGGATACAATGCGAATGTAGCGTACAGAGGAATGCGTGTTCTTATGCGTCCTAGCACATTCTTATCTTTGGCACTACCTTTAGATAAACCAGTATCAGTAGAGCATATAAAACAACATATGCAGGCCGGCGGAGCATTAGGTTCACCATTTTTAATTTTTGATTTTCCCGTTGAATGGGAAGACGGTGATTTCAGCGAGTCAGCTAGAATAGTAGGACACGAAGGTCGTAACCGTATATTGGCTATTCAAGATTTAGAAGGTGACGATCCGGTAGAGGTTCATATGTTTGGATTAGGTGAACTTCGTGCTAGACATTTAACTCCTGAAATCGTGAAGCATCTTCAAACAGGGATGCTTAATCAAAATAAAAGCAAGTTAATTACTCCTATTAAGGGTGATGTTCTTTTTAAAAGAATATAATAATTTCGGTTGACACTCTGAATGATGGACAGTAGTATGTCTTCATTCAAACAGAGGACTACACCACTATGAACATCTACGACGATTTCCAAAATGAAGTTGACTCGGTCTCGGATCCTGATCAAGATCAGGTCCCCCACATCGTCATGCAGTTCAAGAAGGTTCTTGATCTGAAGGGCAACTATCCGATTGTTTTTAAGGATGGCACTAAGGCGGTTGTTCCCACTCATATCATCACTCAATTCATGAGCAAGTTCTCTCGCCTTAAGCCCATGGATCGCGAGCGTCTGCAAGACATCGCTATTCGCAGCAAGGACGATTTCGCTAAGGTCCTGCAGTCGCTGTAATATATACAGCGATTTTTTTACCCATTTTGACTAAATACTAATGTGTCATAGTACAGTTGTGCTATGGCATGTTCGTGTTTAAAGAGATAGAGATGGGAAATTTCCTAAAACTTATTGCTGATGTTGGTTTTCCTATTGCGGCCGCAATGGGTGCAGGATACTTCGTATTCCTAACACTGAAATTCATACTTGCCGGCGTCACCGGTAGTATCAAAGGTATGGCTGGCATCATCACGGCGCTTGACAATCGTGTAAAAACCATGAATCATGATGTTATTCGTATTGACACTATGGTTTCTAACGCTTTAGGGCTAGAACCAGATATAGATAGAATAGCCCGCGCCGATGGTAAAACAGATGCACGGAGAGATTAATGGGATCTGACTTAGCTGATCTAGTAAACAAGTACGGTTTTCCGATCATAGCAGCGGTCGGTATGGGATATCTCATATTCTATGTATGGGAGTGGGCTACTAAAGAAGTTAAACCAGTGCTGGGCGAAGCTAATACAACTTTGATCGCACTTATAGACCGTATTAGAATGCTAGATAATGATCTAATTAGACTAAACCAAAAAGTCAAAACAGTGTTGCATTTACGCGGCAAGACAATCGAGTATGGAAGAGTAGAAGCAGAAAAAGCAATTAACCAGTTAAGCAGGTCTGATCACAGGACCGACTAAGATAAGAAAGCTGCTGATAGTGATAGTTAGTATATTTGGAGATATGTATTATGAAGAAGATCATACTACTTTCTCTGTTTGCATCGTGCTTGAGTAGTTCGGCATTTGCTTCGGAGTTAGTTCAACAATTTAAAGATCCTATATTTAATGGGGTCAGCTATGGCACGTTTGCTACTTCTACATATCAACAAGAAGAATCAGCTAAACAAACTATAGCTACCGCAAAACAAAATTCTATAATAGCTCAACAAAATGCTGCTGCCAGTACTCCAACCGCAAAATTTATAGCTTTGTTCACAAGCCAAGTATATTCTCAATTGGCTACACAGCTATCAAATAATCTATTCTCTGGAACTAGTTCTTCTAATTCCGGAATGTTTAATTTGTCTGGTGATACAATATCATATGTTAAATCTGGAACCAGTGTAACACTTACAGTTGTAGATACAAATGGAAATCAAACTATAGTTACTGTTCCAATAGCAACGTTTGCATTCTGATGAAGAGAATAATTATAGTTCCATTTCTTTGTGTATTTCTATCTGGCTGTTTAGGTGGATCTATTCCGGCATTAAACCAGTCTTTTCTTCAAAAAGATTCACCAAAGATAACTCATACAGCTCAACCGCATATATTTGATAATATTCCAGAATTAGATGGTACACCTATTCCAATTGCGGTATATTCATTTATTGATAAAACTGGTCAAAGAAAACCTTCTCAAACTGTAAGTTCATTTTCTACCGCAGTAACTCAGGGAGCAGATGCTTACGTTGTAAAAGCACTTTATGAAGCTGGAAATGGGAAATGGTTTAAGCCAGTTGAAAGAGTAGGATTAGATGATTTAGTAAAAGAGCGCCAACTTATTCGTCAAATGAGAGAGCAAGAACAAGGCGATAAGGCTCAAGCTCTTCCTCCACTTTTAGTTGCAGGAGTATTGCTAGAAGGCGCAATTATAGATTATAATTCTTCTATAAAAACTGGAGGAAATGGTGCTAGATATCTTGGTATTGGACCAAACACGCAGTATATCCAAGATCAAGTAACAATTAATATGAGATTGGTGTCTGTACAGACTGGAGAAGTACTTACTTCAGTATCTGTAGAAAAGAATCTATTGTCTACTTCTGAAGGCATTAGCGCATTTACTTTCTTTAATCAGGGAACTAATGCTTTTGAAATAGATTCACAACAAACTAAGAATGAGCCGGAAAATTATGCTATTCGATCTGCCATAGAAACAGGTGTTGTTGAATTAATAAAGAGTGGTGAAAAAATAGGGCTATGGCATTATAAAACCACACAGGAGAAACACAAATGAAACTATTAAAAACACTAGCAATAATGGCGATGCTATTTACTACACCAGCATTAGCTCAAACTGCATCGCCAACTGGTCCCGCAACTCCAGCAACTGCGGCATTACCTGGTGCGCCATCAGCACCATCTATTATAGCAACTTCACCAAATCAAAATAATGCTGATAGTATGTCAACGACAAATGATGTTTATATTAATCAATCTGGTGATAATGTTAATATTAATATTAAACAAACTGGCCAGACAAATATCTTTGGTACTTTTACAGATCCTGTATATTTGAGAGGAGCTAACCAATCTATTATTGGTATTCAAACTGGTAATAATAATGAAGCCCTAATCTCAGTTGTATCTGGTACTGCTGGAACAGATAATGCTTCATTATCTCTTCAACAAATTGGAAATAGCAACTATGCTCTAATTCGTTGTGGAAGTAGTTTAGGCGACGCGAGTTGTACCGGTCTAAACTTTAATGCTAGATTTACAGGTGATAGTAATTCTCTAAATTATCATGGTGCAGGTGCTAATATTACAACTACCCTTGATATTACTGGTGGAAATAACTCATTAACAATGTCTGCAATTTCACCAAATGCTTCTCAAACAATCTTAGTATCTGGTGATTACAATACTTTAAATACTACACAAACAGACCTTGGTGGCACATATGGGCACAGTCTATATGTAAATCTAACAGGAACTGGAAATGCTATTACTACACAACAATATGGAGCTACTGAAACTGTTATTAATGTGACAAGTGTTGGAAATAATGGTAACATTAACATTAAGACTGGCCACTAGTTTTTTTCTTCTGTTAGCTACTCCAGCTTTTGCTAGTATTGGTGCAATAACAGATTTTAAAGGCGGCGGACAAATAAAACGTTCATCTTCTACTATACCGGCAAATAAAAGTTCAGGTATAGAGAAGATGGACACCATCATAACTAATAGTCAGGGTAAGTTTGGAATTACATTTAATGATCAGACTAAAGTTAACATTACTGAAAATAGTAAATTAGTCATTGATGATTTTGTATATGATGATAATGAGAAATCTAAAGGAAAACTTGGACTTAAAGTAGCTTTAGGAACAGTACGATATACCTCCGGAGCAATTGCTCACAACAATCCAAATTCAGTAGATATTAGAACTCCAACTGCCACCATAGCTGTTCGTGGAACAGATTTCCTTATGTCTGTAGATGAAGTAGGAAGAACTACAGTAATTTTAGTTCCAGAATGCTTTATGAATAATGGTGAGATTAGAATGGATAAAGAATGTGAAACTGGAGCTATTGAAGTAGCTACTGCTGCTGGAGTAGTTAAAATGGATAAACCATTCCAGGCTACAGTCGTAGAAACATCTTCTGGTCCCCCAAGCACTCCATCAGTAATTAGTATGGAAGGAAGATCGGCAGATAATAATATTCAACTTTCAACTCCTTCTCTTGAAGGAGGAGCTAATCTATTAACACAAGCTAGAAAAGATATTAAGAATAAAGTAAATCCAGCTGGGGCGGCCGCAGACAATAACCAAGATCCTAATACTGGAACGGATGATTTAAATCAAGTGTTTGCTGCTCTTCAAAGAACTCCAACTCCGTCAGAATTATTACAAGTATATGAAGAATATAATTCTGATGCTCCATTAAAACAGACTTTATATACAGATATTTCTCCACTTTTGAAAAAACAAATTCAAATTGGTTGGGCATATTCTTTATTATCTCAAGCTAAACTAGAAGTTGTTACTGTGGTTTTACCAAAAGCAACTGGTGTAGATATTACAACAATACAAGACGGATCTTATGATTATTATAACTTCTCTGAGCAGAAATGGCCAACATCAGGAACCGGTAGACCAAATGGTCATATAACTATAATTCAAACTAATATAGCAAATAAATAATTAAAACGGGGATTATACTATGAAAAAGATTCTTCTATCGCCTTGGCTTGCGATTATTACTTTTGCTCTATTACTTACTATTAAAATATCCAATCCATTTTTGGTAGATGCAATCAAATTAAAATACTATGATTATCTTATGCGTGGTCCAGCAAAACAGTCTGAACAGATTGTAATTGCAAATATATCAGATAAGACTATAGAGAAATATGGACAATATCCTTTTCCAAGAGAAACTTATTCTAAAATAATCAACGATTTGTATTTACATCGTGTTGGTGTAATTGGAAATACAATAATCTTTTCTGAACCAGATAGATTTAATACAGACAAAAATCTTACTGCTACTTTAAAACAGCATCCAATAATTTTATCTCAGACACTATCGACGCAATCTAAGCCAAATCAAAATATTCGTAAAACTGGTGTGGCTATAATTGGAGATGGTAAAACTACACAGTTTTTGCCAAATTATCCTTCAGTTCTTAATAATATTTCAGAATTTCAAGATGCTGCTGTTGGTATTGGTGTAACTTCTACTTTACCGGAATCTGATGGTGTTGTTCGCCGTGTACCTTTATTATCAATGTCTCAAGGTGAATACTATCCATCTTTTTCTATGGAAATGTTAAGAGCAATTTCCGGTGATCCATCTTATCAAGCTAAGATTAACGAGACTGGTGTGGAAGCTTTAAGAATTCCATCATTCAATACTATTAAAACAGATGAGTACTCTAGAGTATTTGTGAACTGGAACTATAAGTTTACTCAATTTGATATTGGAGACAAAACTCCAGATTTGCTTAATAAAATTGTAATTCTTGGTGTAACTGCTTCAGGTGTGGCCAATCCAGTAGCTACTCCAGTTGGTGCACAATTTCCACAAGCAGTTCAAGCTAGTCTTCTTCAAACTCTAATTAATGGAGATACAGTTTCTATTCCAAACTGGGCTGGAATATTGGATTATGCACTTTTAGTAGTATTGGCTCTCGGAATCATTTTGTTATCTAAAGTAAGATTCTCTGTAGTTTGGATTATAGCTCTTATTGGTGTTTATCTTTACTTCCCCGTTTATATGTTTAATCATAATCATATTCTAATAGATGTAACATTTAATGCACTTATTGCAATGATACTTTATTTGCACATTTATACAATCAAGTTTATCTCAGAATTCTTACAGAAGCAACAAATCAAAAAGCAATTTGGAACTTATCTATCTCCAGCTATGGTTGAAAAATTACAAAAGAATCCAGAACTATTACAACTTGGAGGTGATTCTAGAGAACTTTCTATTATGTTTACAGATGTTCGTGGATTTACTACTATTTCTGAACATTACGGCAAAGATGTTCAAGGTCTTACAAAGATCATGAATCGCTATATGACTGCGATGACAAAAGCAATTCTAGAGAACAACGGCACCCTCGATAAGTACATAGGTGATGCTCAGATGGCATTTTGGAATGCACCTCTTAGTAATCAACAACACGCTAAGGATGCTGTCAAGACGGCGTTTGAGATGATGAAGGCATTAGAGAGATTTAACGATGAGATTACACTGGAAGGAGTCCCGGCTTTTGGAATGGGCCTCGGTATTAATACTGATACTGTGGTTGTTGGTAATATGGGTAGCACTCAGCGGTTTGACTATACTTGTCTTGGGGACGGCGTCAATCTTGCATCTCGCCTCGAAGGTCAATCTAAACCGTACGGGGTCAAAATCATCATCGGACCAAAAACTGCCGAATACGTGAGAGATGAATATCAGGTAGTAGAACTTGATCTTATTGCAGTCAAAGGAAAAACTGAACCGGCTCGCATCTATACTGTCCTATCTTCATATGATGCATCGGGAGAAAAACAACACTTGAGATTCTTGGATAGCTATCGTAAGGGTGAATGGGACTCTGCTAGAACATATGCTTCTAATATGAAGAAGTTCTGGAGCGGAGAGCTAAACAAGTACTACACGGAAATGATTGACCGTATAGAGGAATATGCTAAGAATCCACCAGTTAACTGGGATGGAGTGTATAGGGCAACTTCAAAGTAACTTACAATATGTTATATGTTTATAGTAGTGTTATACATACTAAATATATATCTCAAGCTCCTTAATAGGTTCTTGTGGGTACCAATATAAGACTTACACAGGTACCAATACACTGGCCTTAAAAGCCAGATTAACAAAAGGAAATACAATCTATGAATAAGTTATTCTTGATCGCAGCACTTGCGGCGGCTGTTGCTACTCCGGCTCTTGCTGAATCTATCACCGGTGAAGTTCGTACTATTGATCCGCAACCTGCTAAGATAGCAAACTCAACTGAATATCGTCTAACCTATAGTGAAACTGTTGCCAATATTGCTAATGTCGGCGCCGAGTTCACCGGGTCTCAACCGTATCATAACGGTACTCTAAACAGCAAGATCGTGCTGCAAGGCGGCCCTGCACTTCCCACAGTTGCAGGATTTACTCCTGCTGCTTATGGTGAGTATGGCCGTTCACTGAACACTAATAAGGACTTTAACTTCTGGGGATACGGTGCTTCTGTTTCGCATGAAGTATACGGCCCGGTATCAGTAAACGTTGGTTATCGTCATCGTCAAGGACCTAACACTCCTACCTTTACAGAAGATCGTCTTAACGGCGGTGTCGCTTTTGCTATCACCGAAGATAATATTGTAGGTGTAAATTACTATCGCACTCGTAGCAATAGTGTCACCTCTGACATCTTGGGTGTTAACTATACTCGCAACTTTTAATAAAACTTGAACTGATTAAAGTAACGGCGGGGAGCAATCTCCGCCGTTATTCATATGTAAGATAAATATATTCATGATCGGAAATGAAATCATTCTAGAGTCTGCTGCTAGTGAGTTAGCCAAAAAGCTACCATCTTTAGAAAAGCACGACTATAACACTATTGACCAACTAATGCGAAAGATTGCTGCTAAGCATCACATTACTGGTAAGGCCCTGCACGACCTTTTTGTGAAGCGATATAGCTCTACACCTGACAGTTGGATCAAAAATAAGTTAGATGAAACCGATGAAGAATTAAATATTCCCGAAGAAGTACAAAAGTTTGCAGAATGGGCTTCACGTAGAGTTCATCTAAAGAATCCCATTAAAGTAGACCTCAGCTACGACACCGAAGAAGCTCAGCATAATCATCATACTGGCAGGCACACTGAAGGTGATCCCACGATCTGGGTTTATGCTAAGAACAGAAACCTAGTAGATATTCTTAGAACGGTATTCCATGAAATCGTACACTGTCGTCAAAGTGAACTAGGTATGATTAAGCCTGGTGACAGCTATCCTGGTAGCCCAATCGAAGCGATGGCCGACCTCTTAGCTGGCAAATACATTAAAATTTATGGTGAACGTCATCATTATATATTCCAATAATTGGTGTATACATGCGAGCAAATGAATTTCTTATTGAATATGACAGAACAAAGACCGCCGCTACTTTGGGTGATAAGCTCATTCATGTTGCGTACGAAGATAACACCTATAGGACCTATAGGTCCGGAATAACACCATCTGATATTTTAGAAAAGATAGAGACTAAGGATCCAACTCCAAATAAAGAATATACTCAGTGGTTGGCTCGTATGTATGCCAAAGGCGGAGTACCGTTCGAAGACCTAAACAGAATGGATGTTTTAAGTTCATATAATATAGGCAAGAAGAGAAGACAAATTCAACCAGAAGACGCTGACATCAACAAATTTAAAACATATAAAGAATTTGAAGATACCATGATGTCAAAGTATTCACAATTGAATACTGATCCGAAGGAGGTCAACAAAGGAAAATCTACTCTTTATTTTGAAGATGATAATGTAAGAATAATCATACCAGAAGATGAGGCAGCAGCATGTTATTATGGTAGAGGCACGCGGTGGTGTACAGCAGCCACAAAGGGTGAAAATTATTTCAATCATTATAATACAAAAGGCAAGATATATATAATTCTATTCAAGAAATTTCCGAACAAGTGGCAGTTTCATTTTGAAACTGCCCAGTTTATGGATGAGGCTGATAATGAACTCGGTATAGAACAAGTAAGATCAGTCTCGCATTATTTTTCTAAAAAGATATGGAATGATGCGTTTATCAATCGTCCAGCTGAGATGTTAAAATACATAAAAAACCCAACTGAGAAACAAAAAATAGCAGCAGTTACGGATTCGGCATTGCTAGCTCTAGAATATATAAAAAATCCAAGTAATGCAGTTAAATTAGCAGCAATAACATCCGATCCTGAGATAATTCAATACATAGAAAACCCAACTGAACAAATGCAACTAGTTGCAGTTGAGTCTGATGGATACCTTATTCGTTATATAAAAAATCCAAGTAATGCGGTTATGATGGCCGCGGTTAAAACTAATCCGATGTCTATGAAACGCTACATATATAGATAATCCACCAGAAGAGGTTCAACTGGCTGCGGTCCGAAGAGACATACGTGCATTTATATATATAAAAAATCCTACCGAAAAAGTACAATTTGAAACAGTTTCTAAAAATGGATTCCTTATAAGGGATATCACAAATCCTTCAGCCCAAATACAACTTGCGGCGGTAACTGATGCGGCGTCCGCAATACGATTTATACAAAACCCAACCGAACAAGCACAAATTATTAACTCTGAAACGTACCATATTCAGAATATAAAAAACCCCACCGAAAAAGTACAATTGGCTGCTGTTCGAAGAGACATGCGTGCATTTGACCTTATAAAAAACCCAACAGACAAAGTTAAAGCTTTGGTTGCTAAACTAAAAGCAAAGTAATATACAGTACATCCTCCCAAAACAATTGAACTATACTTGTAAGTACTATATACTTCACAAGACATAGAAGGAGTATACATGTCTAGAGTATTCAACACTGACGCAAAGATTAAGTTGACCCAACTGGTTAACGAGGGCTTAGGTGTCCTACAAGAAATTGAAACTCTTAATGAAGGTCTAAACGACACCATTAAGGCAATCGCAGAAGAACTAGAAATAAAGCCAGCCATTCTTAAGAAGGCTATCAAGGTTGCACAGAAGCAGCGCCTCGCACAAACTAACGAGGAAAATGAGGAACTCAATACCATTTTGGAGACTGTTGGTCGAGCTAATTAATGGCATATGTCGATGCAGTATTAGATTCCAACGCAGATCGAATCCACGTTGTAGAACGTACTCCTGAAGGTAAACGTGCATACAAAGAGTTCCCTACGAACTACGTAATGTACTATGCTGATCCTAAAGGAAAGTATCGTTCTATTTACGGTGATCCGCTGTCTCGGTTCTCTACTCGTAAACGTAGCGAATTCGAGAAGGAACGCAGAATACATAGTAACAAAAAACTATTTGAGAGCGACGTTAACGTAGTATTTAGGTGTTTGGCTGATAACTACCTTAATGCTGAACCACCAAAGCTTCATACTTGCTTTTTCGACATTGAAGTGGACTTTGATCCTGAGCGAGGATTTAGTCCTACTAGTGATCCGTTCAATCCAGTAACTGCAATCTCAATGTATCTAGATTGGCTTGATCAACTGATTACGTTGGTCATGCCACCTAAGCACATGACAGATGAAACTGCGCAAGAGTTAACTAAAGATTTTCCAAACTGCTTTCTGTTTCGTTCTGAAATAGAGATGTTTGAAACCTTCTTTGAGTTGATCGAAGATGCTGACATTCTAACTGGCTGGAACTCAGAGGGATACGACATTCCGTATACGGTTAATCGCGTTACTAGAATCATGTCTAAAAACGATACTCGTAAGTTTTGTCTGCTGGGGAAACTCCCTAAGACTCGTACCTATGAACGTTTCGGCAAGGAAGAAGAAACATACGATCTAGTTGGTAGAATTCATATGGACTACCTTCAACTGTATAAGAAGTACAACTACGAGTCTCGTCATAGTTATTCTCTTGATGCTATCGGTGAGATGGAAGTAGGTGAACGTAAAACTCAGTACGAAGGCAGTTTGGATCAGTTATACAATCAGGACTTTAAAACGTTCGTGGAGTATAACAGACAAGACACGATGCTTATGGTTAAAATTCACAATAAGCTAAAGTTCCTTGATCTTGCTAACGCACTAGCACACGAGAATAGCGTACTTCTTCCGACAGTTATGGGTTCGGTGCAGATGATCGAAATGGCTATCTTCAATGAAGCTCACGCACGTGGAATGATCGTACCTAACAAGAAGCCCAAAGAAGATACTGGGTTTCCGGCAGCTGGTGCGTTTGTTGCTATTCCTAAACAAGGAATGCACGAATATCCTGGTGCAGTTGACATCAACTCTCTGTATCCGTCTGACATTCGAGCGCTGAACATGTCTCCGGAAACCATCATAGGTCAAGTTCGTCAAACACTGACTGACCAATACATGCACGAAAAGAGCATGAGATTGGCTTCTGAAAAGAAGAACAAGAAGAAGAAAAAGTTCGGAGATGACAGCGAGGAAGAAGGCGTCATTGGTGCAATTCTGTGGGAAGGATTGTTTGGCTCAATTGAGTATACAGCAATCATGAATCAAGAACGCGGAACTACCCTTTGGATAGACTATGAAGATGGTAGAAGTGTACAAATGTCTGCTGCTGAAATTTGGAAGATGATCTTCGACAGTAACAGACCATGGATCCTTTCAGCAAATGGTACCATCTTTACTTACGAAAAAGAAGGAGTGATTCCAGGACTACTTTCTCGGTGGTATACTGAACGTAAAAAACTTCAGAAAAAACAATACGCAGTTAGAGAAATACTCTATGGTAAATCTTTACCTGATGATTTTTTTACCGATTGAATCCTACTTTCCATTATGCCATTAGTATGCGAAATGATTGCATCCTTGCTGCCGAAGATAAAGGAGAAATCAAGGTTAGTGTCTGATAAGCGCAATATTGTATGTCCGCTTGCCAATGCCACGTTATTTTTTATTAAATCTCGATTTATTTGTCTTTTAGATGTGTGCCAATATTCACCATCAACTTCTACTAGTAAATTTAGATTTGGTAATAAGAAATCAAATAACCAACTACCCTTTTCAGTATGTATAGGATGCTGATGAATGTACAATATATCATTATTCTTGCAAAATTCAATAAACGACAATTCAATAGAAGTATGTTTTTTAGGAGTATCGTTCTTAGACATGAATTCTACTCGTTTTTTACTCCTATTGCGTCGTTGGTTATCTGATAGATCAAGCTTTTTACCCTTATTTCCGGAGCCGCCTAACCCAATGGTATTTCCTATCATTTTAGTAGACTGTTTGGCTCTTCTCTCCGCAGTCCACGGTTTCTGTTTCCATCCATTGGCTATTCTCTCTTCCATATTAATCTTGCTGACAACCTTCATGTATTCTTTATGTTCAGGTGTGTGGGTTCCCCAAGATACTCCGGTTCGTGCGGTTGATAATTTTTGTTTATGTTCCTCTGTTTTTCGTTTACCAGTTAATGCGTTTCTTACTTTTTCTACACTAACTGGATCATGCATTGGGTTGTTATCTCTCGCGTGTTTTCCGTATGCATGCCTTAGCTCATCAGAAAATAAAACAGATCCTGGAAATTGCGCTAAGTATTCAGCCGTAGTTATATTGTGAGTTTTTAAATGACTACTAGTCACTCGTTTCATTTCTTTGTTACAAATAGCACAATCCACCATATACGACTCTCCTTTAAAAAAGCACCATATGTATTTATCTTATAGAGCAAAAATATGAATCTAACGAAAATTATATTGGAATACGATACTAATAAAGTGAATGATTTTATTCAAAACAAAGACAAAATTGGTCTTGTTGAATACATAACTGGTTTCGGATTAGAAATACGAGACCGCTCCATTCATCCAATGGAAGCATATAAATCAGTTTGGGGGTTAGCAATGGAGTATTGGGACAAACGACAGTTAGTAAAAAAAATTCTCTTGAACTCTACATATGGATCCATTTTGAACGAATATTGCAGGTTTTATGATAAGCGGATCGGACAGTCAGTTACTTTGTCTGGTCGTCAAATTGTTAGGCACATGATGAGCCAGATCAATGAAATCATTGCAGGTGAATACACTCACGAAGGTGAGGCGATCATCTACGGTGATACTGACTCCTGCTACTTCACTGCATATTCTATATTAAAAGATAGAATCGAACAAGGTGAAATAGAATGGAACAAGGAAGTTTGCATCGAACTGTACGACAACATCGCAGAGCAAACTAACGCTAGCTTTCCTGCTTTCATGGAGAAAGCGTTCCATTGTCCCCGCAAGAACGGTGAGGTCATCAAAGCTGGTAGAGAATTGATCGGTGATCGTTCTATCTTTATTACAAAGAAGCGTTACGCAATCAACATCTTCGACAAAGAAGGTAAACGCAAGGATAAGGAAGGTAAATTAGGTGAAATCAAAGCTATGGGTCTAGACCTAAAGCGTGCAGATACACCTAAGTACGTTCAGGAATTTCTTATGGAAATTCTTTGTATGGTAATTCAAGAGGGTAAGGGCCGAGACGAAGTGATCGAAAAGATCAAAGAGTTTAAAAGAAAGCTTTCAGAACAAGACAGTTGGACTAAGGGTTCACCTAAATCAGTTAATAATTTGACAAATCATACCATTAAGTATGAGAGAACCGGTAAGTGCAGTGTTGGTCATGCTAAGGCCGCCATTCACTACAATCAACTGCGTAAGATGAATAGCGACCAGTACAGCCAAAAAATTGTCGACGGCATGAAGGTTGTGGTGTGTACACTAAAATCAAATCCCTTAGGTATTACTTCAATCGCATATCCCACCGATGAATTACGACTTCCAAAATGGTTCCTAGAACTACCATTCGATGATCTTGATATGGAACGTAAACTAGTGGATGAAAAGATAGACAACCTGTTAGGTGTGTTAGATTGGAAAATCAGATATGACACCAATACTAATAGTACATTTAGTTCGTTGTTTACTTTCGGCTAACAGTATAGTTGACTTTCGTAAAGAATTCCACTATTATAAACAAAATAAAGACCTAAATACATTAAAGGAAAACACATGAAAGATTACTTAGTTGATCTGATCCAACACACGCAAGGACTCGGTGTAGTCGAGCTTATAAAGGTTGTGGGTACAGACACAGAAACAAAAATTGCAGGATTGGCGACTGACAGATCGCTTATTCTGTTTGGTGATTTCAAGAATCCGATCCCAGAATTCAAAGGCACGTTTGGTATGCCTAACTTGTCTAAGCTAAAGACTATTTTAGGATTCGAGGATTATGATGACACTTCAACTATAAACCTTGTACGCGAAACATACGATGGACAAGATCATCCTGCATCAATTCACTTTGAAACTAGTAATGGTGACTTTGTTAATGACTACCGACTGATGGCTAAGTCTGTCATAGAAGCTACTGTTGCTCCAGTTAAGTTCAACGGAGCAACTTGGGATATCACGTTTGAGCCTACAAACGCCGGCATTCAACGTCTTAAGAAGCAAGCACAGGCTAACAGTGAAGAAGTAAACTTCTCAACGAAGGTCGAAAACAACGAACTCAAGTTTTTCTTTGGTGACAAGTCGTCTCACTCTGGTAACTTTGTGTTCCAAACTAACATTACCGGAAAGCTAACAAAAGTTTGGAATTTGCCGGTAAAGGTGTTCTTGTCCGTATTAGACTTAGACGGTGACAAGACCATCAGAATGTCTGATCAGGGCGTTGCAGAGATTGTCGTTGATAGTGGTCTGGCAGTATATCGCTATATGATTCCTTGTCAGGGAAAGTAAATGATTAAGAGCATCTACGGAGGACAGGGAATTATTGTTAATGGAGGGATGCCTTCGGTACCCTACATCAACATGAGCAACCAGAGTGCTGGCATGGTAAGATTTAACGGCACCATCCAATCATTGGAAGTAGATGACGGTTCTACTTGGTATGGTATTAATAATACTGCGAGCATGGAACTTTCTCCGGAAGTTGTATCGATCTTAGCTTGGGCAAGAAATAAACAGCAGGAAGAAAAAGACCTGCTTAATCTTTCTGAAACGAATGCTACTATCCGTGATCTGGTTGATCAAATTAAAGAAAAACAAAAACAAATTGAAGTCGTTAAGATATTGATTAAAGAAGAAGCTAAACTTGGAACAAATTAACTTATCAAACGCACACCAGTCAGACTGGGCTTTGTTCCTGCCGGCAGTATCGTCATTTTTTATTGCTGGTTTAGGTAAACAACGTGAGGGTGAAAACTATTTTGATTCGGCTAGAATACCTGTTGGATTAAACGGTAATGTTGAAAAGCTAAATTTTCTGAACGAAAAAGAAGGACTGTACACTTACAAGTGGGGCCTGTATTCAGCTGGTCACGCTAATCTAGACATTACGAAGAATGATCACAATGAGAGCATCATTCGTAAGCGTGATCGTAAAAATACATTCATGTTAGGTGATTCTGGTGGATTCCAAATTCTAAAGTGTCAATGGCCCGCTGACTGGAAAGATCCTAACTGCCCGAAGGCCATGAAGAAACGCACTGAGGTTTTGAAGTGGATGGACGAGTACATGGACTACGGTATGTGTCTCGACATTCCTTCACAGTCGCTTACTACATATCATATCAAAGACCCCAAAACGGGTAAGTCCGTGCACGGCATTCGAACCATTGAGGACGCTATTGCTGCTACTCATATTAACAATGAGTATTTCATTGCTAATCGTGATGGCCGTTGTAAGTTTCTAAACGTTCTACAAGGACGTAATCATAAACAGTCTGATGATTGGTATGAAGAAATGAAGAAGTATTGCGATCCTAATATTTACCCAGACAATCATTTCAACGGATGGGCGTTTGGTGGTCAAACAAAGATCGACGTGCATCTGATGCTAAAGCGTATGGTTAACATCATTCATGATGGTCTGCTTGAGCCAGGCAAACATGATCTTATTCACTGTTTGGGTACTTCTATTCTAGAATACGCTATTTTGTTCACCGATATTCAAAGAGCAATACGCAAGTATCACAATCCAAATTTGCAAATCACGTTTGATTGTGCGTCTCCATTCTACGCGGCCGCAAAGGGGCTTGCGTATAACAACAATACGTTTAGACATAACACGAAGTGGACGTATTCGATGGAAAAAACTGCTGAAAACAAAAATTATGCGACTGATACTCGCAAGTTCAAAGATGCGGTTTTGGAAGACGGCATCCATAAAGTGTTTAGTGATAGCCCTGTAACTGATATAATGATGGTTAAGGATCTCTGTTACAGAGGACCAGGCTTTCTGGGGCAACACGGCAAAGAAACGAAGACCAGCTGGGACACTCTTAGTTATACATTGATGCAAGCACATAACGTATATCGGCACATTTATGCGGTACAAGAAGCCAATCGTAAATCAGACTCGGGTATTAATCCTAAAATGGTTTTGGACAAGTTTGATGGTACCACATTCGGTGATCTTATTGATAAGATTTTTTCTCTAAAGGATCGTGAGAAAAGCCTTGCAATGATTGATCAATATAATCTATTCTGGCAGCAGATGAAGGCCGGACAAGGGTTTTCCGGAAAAAGGGCTACAAATGCTCTTTCAAAGTTTGAGGAGTGTTTTACTATAGAAGAACCTGATCCTGAAATCGAAGAAGTTGTTGAAGATAGCGATGACGCTATGTTAGAAGTTTTAGAATAGTTATCCAAATAGGTTGAAATTATATACACAAACGTTAAAATAAATCTTAAGCAGTGGAGTATAAAAATGAACTTGACCAGCAAAATTAATCTTCTGCAAGTCGAACTGGATTTGCTAACTGAACAAATTGCCAATGAAACAAAAGAGCCGGTGCGAAAAATTCTGGCTATGCAACGTATACATACCTTTGAAGAACTTCGGGCAGCTAAGCGCTTGCAAGAACGTCAAATGTCTGATATTATTGAATATAATGATTACTGAAGAAATAATGAATACTAATAATTTACCCGAACAAGCTATTCAGGCTCTAGCCGATCAACGAAATAGAATCTCCGCAAGGGCAAAGCGTAAAGTGTGGGTGACCTTTCAACGCGAAGGCATTCATAGGTATCCTGCTGCTGAAGACGATCCCAACCTTAAGACTGGCGATGAATATGACGTTAGTTTTCTGGCACATCCTCACCGACATATCTTTCATTTTAAGGTGGCGATTGCGGTAGAGCATTCTAACCGAGCAATTGAATTTATACAATTCAAGCGTTGGTTGGAAAGTTTATACGGTAACGGCGTTTTGCAATTAGATTATAAATCTTGCGAAATGATAGCAGAAGATTTATATGAAGTTATTGCGTCTAAATATCCTAACAGATATATTCAAATATCAGTGAGTGAAGACGGAGAAAATGGAGCAGAACTAACTTTTACCACAGCATAAAGTTCTTCTTTAGTGATGGAACATTTTGTCCGTTTTGATCTATTATCGCTTTTTAATAACAGTTCTAGATTGGCAGCATGGCCTATAATTTCAGGTGGAATACTTTGTTTGAATCCCTCTGTAATGCTAAATCGGTGATCTAGTTCGTATTCATTTCCTCTTTTTAGATTGTTCGGATTAATAATATGTTCTGCATACTTCCAGCTAGTATTAGTGAAATTAGTGACTTGCTCTCTATATAATTCCCATTCTGTCTTGAGTTCTTTCGGTATAGAAATTCCACGTTCTATTTTTGTCAGTGTAGCTTTTTGATATGACTCAGGTGATCTGTTTGATGCCCGCGATGATTGCATCTGTTTAGTATGAGAGGTATGTTTTTTATTGAACATCGGATTGCGTTCACCGGTATGTCCACCTCGTTGCTGCAAAGCATCAGAAATTTTCTTACCCTTTTCTTCTACCCAGTTAGGATCAGTATGCAGTTGCTGAAGTTTCTTATTCCCAACCTCACTCATCTTCTTCATGTGGACTCTCCTTTCCTCAGGAGTAATGTTTTTTTTCCTAGAAGATTCTGCCTTTGCGATGAAGCCCGGACATTGAGTAATTTTTTCTACACAACGGAAAACCTTAGAATTTACACTTATCCATTTTGCTTGATTCCCGCAGTATACGCAAGTATAATTATGTTGCTCTTGAAGTTTAGGCATAGTTCAATCTTTCTTTCATCATTGTATTTATGCCTAAACCTTTAAAGGAGACCAGTATGAGATAAAATTTTTAACCCAAATCGTGATATTGAAATTACCGTTTCAGAAGACGGTGAAAACGGTGCCACGATTTTCTATAATACTACTCAATCTCAACAACTCACCATCTAAGGAACTAAAAATGGCAAAGCTCGACAATAAGTCTATCGTCAATCAAATCTTTGAAGATTTGGAGAACTACCGTATTTTCTGTAGAGACTACGGTTATCGATATGATGAGCGAGATTTATATAACAACAAGAGCTATATCTATCGGCAGTACCAAAAGACAGTTGCAAGCAAACCTGCAAAGAATCAATGGGAAATCGATGCAGAGAAGTTTAAGGAACGTGAACTTCTTAATACCCGTCGATAAAGTATCGACATACAGTAACGGGTGGTTAACCACCCGTTACCTTTTTATTAGGACAATATTATGCGTAAACTATACTATATGGGATTGGAGCCTTATAAGGCTCGGTACACTCTCCAATTGACATACTGGAATACTAGAGTCTTTGATCGTAGGGGCATCGACTACATAGTGGTGCCGGGCGAAACGCTCGATAGCAGCAAGGCTATCGTAACTGGTCAAGTGCTAGACGCACATGGTCGTTCTTATTTCGGTATGAGCCAGATGATGAATTTGGTAAAGCTGATGAAGGAAGGTAAGATCACACAAGAAGATGTTATCTACTTTGAAGATATGTTTCAGCCGGGAATTGAGTCTCTTCCGTATATCATGGATCAGATTCCATATGACATGAGACCCAAAGTATATGTTCGCTGTCTAGCACAAACGATTGACCCTGATGATTTTGTTCACGTATGGGGAATGGAACGCTGGATGGGGCATTACGAGAAGATGGTTAACGAATTTGTCGACGGTGTTCTTGCAACCAATGAAGAAATGGTTGCGCACATGGCCATTGCTGGTTGGACTGCTCCCATCTATAATATTTCCGGTCTTGCTTTTGGTAAGGATGAGGTGCAAAGTCGAGTTGAACGTATCAAGCCGTTCAATGACCGTCGTATGCGAGTTGTTTTCTCTGCACGCTGGGATCAGGAGAAGCAACCTGACTTCTATCTCGATTTGATCGATGAATGGCACAAGCAACATCCGAGCAAAAATGTAGAATTCGTTATTTGTAGCGGCAGCAAGCTGAAAAGCAACAATGACAGCTACATGCAACGCACTCGCAAGATGATCGAAGATCGAAAATTAACGCTATATGAAGATTTGGAAAAGAATCAATACTATGAGATTGTTAACGATAGCCGAGTAGTCTTCAACTGTGCATTACAAGATTGGGTATCCAACACTGTAAGCGAGGCTGATGCATTGGGTTGCAATGTGCTGTATCCCGCATATCGTTCGTTTCCTGAAACTTTTGCTAATGATCCTGAGCGTTTGTACATTCCGTGGTCTATTCAAGATGCGATCAACAAGCTAGATCCTTTGCTGCGTCGTCCACACGCAAATATGGGCAAGATCAGTGATTGGACCGATAAAACTGTGGATCGTATTTGCGATATCCTTGAAGGAAACGGGGAGAAGTGGAATCGTGATCGTACGGATTATAGAAAATATACAAGAGAATCAAAGTACTAAATACATGTGTCACACAACGGTGACGCACTCAAAATTGACATCCGCGTAAGGAAGGATTTACTATGTCATACAACAAAACCAAAACGGACCCCGATCTGGGTCGTAGCGTCCATGAACATCTTGTTAAAGTCGGAGTAGAAACTCCGTTTAAAGATAACGGATTAGACCGTAAAGACAAGATTGAAATCATCGAACGAGATTTCGAACATATTATGAAAACGTTAGGACTTGATCTAACAGACGACAGCTTGGCTGAAACGCCAAAGCGGGTTGCTAAAATGTACTGCAACGAAATATTTTGGGGTTTGGATTATGATGCATTCCCGAAGTGTACGACTGTAGAGAATAAGATGAAATATAACGAAATGGTAGTAGAACGAAACGTGAACGTTCAATCTAACTGTGAGCATCATTTTGTGGTCATCGATGGAGTTGCGACGGTCGCATATGTACCTAAGGATAAGGTTCTTGGGTTGTCTAAGATCAATCGCATTGTCGAATACTTCAGTAAGCGTCCTCAAATTCAAGAGAGACTGACTGAACAGGTATTTCATACTCTGCAATTTATTCTAGATACTGAGGATGTTGCAGTTATGATTGATGCACAGCACTATTGCGTGAAATCGCGTGGTGTTGAGGATACCGGATCTTCAACGGTAACTGTTCGTTTAGGTGGTGGATTCAAGACTGACCCTGCTGCTAGAAATGAATTCCTAAGCATTGCAAGAATGGGAAAATGCTAAATCTAGATTTACATGGTGTACGACATCAAGACGTTGATGTTATGGTGGAAAACTTCATTCTGTTAAATCAGAAGGAGTTTCCGCTTACCATACTGTGTGGTAACAGTGTAAAAATGATTAAGCTAGCAGAAGCAGTCATAGAAAGAATTGGCTGTGAAGCAAAAATGTATCGTTACGGTATCATAACCGTTGAACGATTTACGTAAGAAAGAATGAAAATGACATTACAACCAGTATCATATGCATATACTAGTACAAAGGAATACCACGATGCGTTTCCTTGTGCTTATCGGCAATGGAGAGCAGATTCTCATTGCAATTTGATTCACGGATATAGCTTTTCTATGAAGTTCTATTTTGGAACTAACGAGCTAGACGTTCGTAATTGGGCCGCCGATTATGGCGGTCTTAAGGAGCTAAAGAAGGTACTTGAAGACCAATTTGACCATACCACATTAGTTAGTTCTGATGACCCGGAACTTGACTGGTATAAAGAAGCAGAAAAGCGTGGTCTTATGAAGTTAACTATACTCCCGAAATTGGGATGCGAAAGCTTAGCCGACATGCTTTATAAGTATGTCAATGGAGTTTATATTCCTGAAATGTGGGGGCCTTCCGAGGCGGCCCGGCTGTGGTGCTATCGCGTCGAAGTGCGCGAGACTCAAAGCAATATGGCATTCAGAGAAGGGCACCGTGAATGGAATGAGGACCTTTTTGCGTGAATAAACTTTGGGGATTATGGGCTAAGGCTTTAGGAGAAAAGGCTTCTCCTTGTGATATAGAGTCTGATCGGATCGCTTGGATTCGAACAGTCTTAATAACCCAGTCTGTGATTACCAACATTTTTATTATCGAAAACGCAATTAGACACTGGCATGGATAAATCTAACAGAATGCGAGCCGACTTGATGGTGCAGCAGCAAATAAAAGGACCATGGCAACACATGGTCGGAGTAATCATGTTGAACCAAACATCCAGGCAGCAAGTAAAGAAAGTATTACCTGAGTTTTTAACGAGTTGGGATACACCTGAGAAGTTGCTGTTAGCTATCGAAGACGATATCAAACGTGTAGTCTCTCCTTTAGGCATGACTAATGTTCGGGTAAAAAGATTGCTTGGAATGACCCGAGATTATTTGAATTGGGATCATGATGATGCTACAATGCTCTATGGTATTGGTAAATACGGCAGCGACAGTTATGAAATATTTTTCAAAAATAACTATGCGGTTCAACCAACGGACAAAGAACTAATACGATACTTGTCGAGTAATCAGCATAAGTCCGAAAATGATAACTTGAAAGAAGAAAATGACAAAAATAAAGATCAGTGAGTTATTCTACTCAATTCAAGGCGAGGGAAGATATCAAGGCGTCCCGTCGGTATTTTTACGCACGTTTGGCTGTAACTTCAAATGTGCTGGTTTCGGAATGCCCAAAGGTGAGTTAAGTGACGAGGTTGATGCTATCGCCTTCGCTCATAAGAATACTCCTTATGAAAATTATGAATCTCTACCATTAGTCAGCACCGGGTGTGACAGTTATGCTAGCTGGGATCCTCGCTTCAAGGACTTGTCTCCATTCAAGACGGTCAATGAAATAGTTGATGACATTATGGTAATACTACCGTTCAATGAATGGAGGCGAGAGCATCTTGTTATTACTGGCGGAGAACCATTGCTTACGTGGCAACGATCATATCCGTCTTTGTTGAGTCATCCCAAAATGAAGGGTCTGCGAGAAATCACCTTTGAGACAAATGGCACCCAGCCGCTTACTCATGAACTTAGACACTATCTAGAGGATTGGGTGTATGAAGGTGGAAAGTTAGGATTTGGTTCAGATGACAAGGATCGTGAGATTACGTTTTCTGTCAGTGCCAAACTAAGCTGCTCGGGCGAAGCACGCGAGAAGGCGATTCAGCCCGATATCGTATGCAGCTATGAGGAAGTTGGACACACGTATCTAAAGTTTGTTGTAGCTACAGAAAATGACATTGATGAGGCCTTAGAAACGACTCAAGTGTACCGTGATGCTGGATTTACGGGTGATGTTTATCTGATGCCAGTTGGTGGCGTAGAAAGTGTGTATCAACTGAATAACAAGAACGTGGCACTAGCAGCAATGAAGCATGGGCTTCGTTATAGTGATAGATTGCAGGTCACGCTCTGGAAGAACCAATGGGGAACGTAAATGTGGCATATGGTCAACACAGAGGCTAACCTAATTTGGATAAGGGGTGCAGATGAAATTCGATTAATGTTCTGTTTCTTTCCACACAAGTGCAGTCAAAGCGGAGATTGGATTTGGTTTAAAACTGCATATAGAATATCGCAGAGACTAACATATAATGAATTAGGAACTACCTATAGGATAGATCGTTGGTACACGATTCAAGATTATCATCTATTGTTGGTTGCTAGATGAACTTATATACTCACAGAATTGGCTTTTTGGTTAGTTCACAGACCCTAATTCCGCATGGTGGAATTGGACAATTCGCAAAGAGTTTCTGTGAAATGATGAGTAGTCATGGCATAAAAGTTGATATCATTACAGATAAAGTTCCACAGGGTCTTGCAGAAGATTTTGTTAAAGAGCTTAAGGTTAATGTAATTTATCCTAAGGTTCCGCTTCAATACACTGATCACAGTGCAATTTTTATGTATGAAGATAGCTATTGTTATGAACGCATGGCTAACTTTAGAGATGCAATCGTTAAAGCATTAACAACTAACATCTATGACGCATTTGTATGCAACACCTATGAAACTATACAAGTTGCCGCCGCATTAGGATTATCTGATTGTATTCAAAATATCGCTTACACTCACCTAGAATCACAGATTTTTAAAGATACTAAAAATCCTTTTTTGGACAGTGTCAATGAAATGATGCGTGAGCAGTTACAGTTGAATAGCCTTACTATTGGAACACAAAGTAGGTTTAATCAATCGACATTCTCTAACGCAGAGTATCTACCTATTCCTATATCAGAAAAAGGATTGCTCGAAAAATACAGCGGACCTCGCGAGGGTATTTTATTTGTAGGTAGATGGGAAGACGGAAAACAGCCCGAACTTTTTATAGAATTGATAAATCAGGTTAAACTGCCGGCCCGTATCATGACCAGTGCCACCGGCGCTAAGAAGTTTGAAGATCGTCTGAAAACTATCAATGCCAAATACGAAATTAAGGTAGGGATCATAGGACAAGAAAAAGTAGATTTCATTTCAGGGTCTAGGATAGCATTTAATCCTAGCACCGTAGAAAGCTATGGCATGGCTTTTTATGAACAGCACATACAATTACCTACATTTGTGCTTGAAAATCAGCGATGGACTAATAACTTTAACAAGAAATTCTTTTTTGAAACCAATAAGAAAACGATGGCTAATGACATCATAGTTGCTTATGAAAAGTACCCTACTGCAAATGATTGGTATCAAGTAGGATCACTATCCAATGCTATAGCTATGGAATCAACGGTATTTCACAGCTGGAGTAACTGTATCAATAACTTTGTTGAAAAGAAGTCAAACAATAGCACTGCTAAGATATGCAATGAAACCACTGTAAAGTATGCTGATTTTATAAAAGATTTAGGTAGAAAGATAATCTGCATCGATGACATAAAGTCTGTTCTAACCAATAAGCATAAGTTCAGAGTTATCTATACGGATAACGATACATACTTAACAAAAGACCCGATGTTCGAACCTAAGAAAGAACTATCGGGCCTAGATTTATTTGAATTTTAGTGCATTAGCAGGAAGCTGTTTAGAACGTCACTTCTGTTTGCAGAGTCGTCACCGTCTCCCGGCATGACGATCACGTTGTACTTGTTTTTTTCGGAACTAACTGGGGTTGACATCATTTCATCGTATGTTAGTATTGACTTTGGATCTACACTGTATTTTGCAGCAAGGCGTTCTTTGAATGCCTTGAGATCCTGTTTTGTTTTGAACTGCATACGACCTTTGGCGTCCTTCAGTAGTTTTGCTCCGTCTTTAGCAATAAGATCAGTGAATAATTCACGAGGAACAACTCTACTGTTTTTAGTAACAGCAAAATCGATTTCTTTTTCTTGAGAAGGTTTTGCACCCATTGAATAGTTAATCTTGAAGTTATCAGGCTTTTCTGATTTAGCAACCGATGCTAATTTTGTGTAAGCATAGAAGTCTACTTTAGGATACTTTTTAGCTAGTGAATATGCCATTGCAAGATATTGTGGAGAGAAGAAGTCACCTGCGTCGTGCCAACGAATTACTAGTTTGGTCTTCTTGTCTTTCTTGTTAAACTTTTTGTCTGCTGCTTCAATTTCACTACCCATCATGTCCATAAATCCTGATGGATCATTATAGAGGAAGTTTAAAAGCTGTGACTGGTCCATCGATACATTCTTCCATTGTATGTAGCCGCCCTTCATAGCGTAACAATATGTTTGACATGCACCCGCACCCGGACAAGTGTCGATGATTACGAATTCTCCGTTGTCTTCATCGACCGCTAAGCCTTTAAGCGCAGGCAGACCTACATTGTAGAAGACGCTTGCAGTACCATCACTGTGTTGCATCTTTTCGTTCTGCTTGAGTACTTTGGCTGGCCTCTTAGTGATATCTGAACGTAGTTTCTTTAGATCGTATTTTTCGCCGCCTTCACCAACAATAGGAATGTTACTACCATGAATATATGGCTTTTTATACTTATCTGCTTTGCCTTTAGTTTTGCTTGTGATTGTATCGAGGTACTTTGTCATTTCCTCTTTGCCAAAAGGTCTCGCGGTCGCATCTAGTTTTGCTTCGTCAACCTCTTCCTCTTTCTCATCTGGAGTGAGGATTCCTGACATGTTTAGAAACTGTCCCAACGTCATGACATTCAAGTTATCCGAAAACGGAGGTGTTCCCTTGACTTCTCCGGTGTTTTCATTTATTATGTCTATAATTCTACGAATGTCCATATATAATCCCATTGTTAAGTATAAACTATTTATCATTCATCTGGAGAAGTACGATTAACATTTTCTATGTAAACTCTGATCCCAAGCTTGCTGCGCAGTCTATGGTCGATCGGCACGTGGTCAAAATGATCATCGAGACAGCACAATTGCTATCAACTGCCCATCGTATGCTCGACGGGGTTCAGGAAGCTCAAAAGACGGCCCGAGGCCGTAACATTAAGCGATATGTTCTATCAGATAGCCGCGAGGATCATCTGTACAAAAGTACCCACGCAAATCACCCGTCTGCTGTTTGGGCCCGGGAATCATTGGATAATTACAAGTGGCTACATGCACATTTGATCGCATTAGGTGATGAGTATACTCATCGTTATGGCAAGCAGCATTCTACTATGAAAAGCGTAGCTCGGATTCTTGAGACTACCCCAACGAACTTGCGCCGAAACGCAATGACTAAAATGCCGTCTTGCATGGCTGTCGAATTTATTATCAGTGATGATCCTATCGTCAACTATCGAAATTATTACAACAAAGGTAAGAAAGACTTGCATCGCTGGTCTAATCGAGAGCCTCCTGTTTGGATTGACGGTGCTGTTGTTTCTCAACGGGTTAAGGACAAGACGATATATACTACTATATAAGGAAAAATTATGTTTGATGCATTAAAAAAGTGGTGGAATGGCACACCTGTTGAGCAGCCTGCACCTATCCCAGAACTAGTCGAAGTTCCTAAGGTTAGAAAGCCTAGAAAGCCTAGGGCTCCTAAACCAGCGGTACCCGCATTGACTGCTAAGGAACTGGCTACTGCTGCTGGTCAACCATATATCGCAATTACTAAAGTCGAACTTGATCCCAAAGACATTAACAATGGATCGTTTGAATTAGACTGGAATGACAAGTTTGTGTTAAATCTTGTCAAACAAGGTTACAAATTTAGACAAAATGACACTGATGCAGAGATTGTTGACCGCTGGTTTCAAACAGTTTGTCGCAATATTGCACTAGAAGTGTATGAGCAAGAACAAGCAGACCCGGCTAAGCGTGACGATGTTCGTATCATAGCTCAGCGAGATTTGGGTAACGGATTTACTGAGGTCAGCTAAATGAATAATTTTAAATTTTTACATGAACTAGTAGACTACTTACACAGCGATTCTACCGAAAGTGTTCGACAATATGTCACAGAACAGGTCGTAAAAACCACAGACAATAACAAAGGATATTTTTGGGAGGGTGTTTTGGCTAAAGCCATGTCGGGTCACACGACATGGCTTGGGAAACAGACGGTAGGTAGGGATTATGATGACAACACTGATGCAAAATTTGCAACATTCTACCGTACAGGCGAGTGCAATCTCACTTTTCAAGCCTAAGTATCCGGAATAAAAAATAAAATTGGACCTCTGAGAGTGTGTCTATGTGTACCTGGACAGAAATTTCACAAATTGTTTTTCCTATTCATACCGCATGAAGCTTACCAGCAATATATTAAAAACAGCAACGCCGAACAAGTTGCATTGAAGTTTGGCTTAGGATCGGGTGGAACTCCCACTAGCCCGCTCATGAAGTACGCTTGTTCATTCCAAGAAGTTTGCAGACCACATATTTTTCATTAAAAACCTAACGACAAAAAGGATTTATTAAGTATGTCAAGTTCTAAGTTTCCGTCAGTTTTCAAACGGATTGATATTCTAAACAATAGAAAGGGTCAAGATACGATTGATTCGGCCGCTAGACCTACTAACGTATTGGACAAGAAACCAGGAGACGTTGCTGGGGTATCTGTAGAAAGTTTAGTAAATGATTTTGTTAGTTGTCCGCTCGGTGTAAAAACGAAGGACATTTTAGAAAAGAAATCGACTCCGAATCTGGCCATCAAGCCAAAGCCTGAGGAGATTCCGTTGCGCAAATTACTCAGTGCGCAGGCCGTCCAGCGACCGTATAGCCCAAAACATATCAAAAAGATATTAGAAAACTTTGATAGTAAAAAATCTCAGTTCGTCAATGTGCTGAAAATCAAGCGCGGAAATAAGCTTAATTATTACATCACAGACGGGCAACACACCGCGATCTGTCATGGTATATTAGCCAAATGGGGATACTATCATTCTAGCAAAGGCATTTCATCAGATAAGTGGCTTGATCTAAAAATTGAATGTCAGGTTGTGGAATTTGACAACTTTATATTTGCACGGGAACACTTTTTAGGTATTAACGGAGATGACAAAAAGAAACTTGCGTCCTTTGACAAATGGAAAAATTACGTATTGGCTAAACGTCAGGATAGTCCGAATTCCATAACGCTCGACAAGTATGAAACTGCATATGCATTTCAGAAAATTATGGAATCATATGACATCACTCCGGTTCACGAAAGAGATGATGAAAACAAGGATAAACCCGGAGCCTTCACTCGGGTAGATTTGCTTAAGGATCTTACTGTAGAAGAAATGCATTGGTGGTGCCAAATTCATAAATGGAACTGGGATGACCGAGCAGTAGATTCGGTTGAGGTTTTACCGATGGTAACCCTACGTAGGAAAATTAAAGGTACTACGTCACTGTCTAACAAAACAATAAAAGAATTTTTACATACTTTAGGTAACATCATTTACAATCTTGAAGGTTCTCCCGGAGAATTTCGACTCTTAGCAGACGCCACGTACAAACACTGGTATAGTATGAAATATCCTAAGGAGAAGATACCTAACACACCAGCAGACGCTTCATTGGCTCTATGGTTGCAGATATATTATCAGGCCGGCGGAACTTTCAAAAACATATCTAAGAATTTTTTGGACGACTATGATGACAACGGATATACGTTGTTTCATGCTTTGTCGCAGGCTAAGCAGACTGCTATCTTAAAATGACATTAGTTCTGTATATCGCAGAAATAAAAGGGGTTGACACCTATACCAAACCTGGAATTACAACAGATTTATACAGTCGCACCAATGCATATACTAAAATCGGAAATACAGCAGTAATACATTTTTTAGCTATTGCTCAGCCAGGTTTTGAGGGGCAGATCAGAACCTTAGAGGAAGACGGGAAAACCTACCTAAAACCCCATAGGTCTAGATTTAATGGACTAGATCGTACAGAATATATAAGTGTCAGTAAAACTGGCATCACACCATCTGTGGTAGAAGAATATTTTCGCAAAAAAATTGAAGGTATTCCATCTGTACATATTGTAAAAAAGGAATATCTTCCTCTTAACATAGAAAGTCCTGACCTTAAGAATTTTATTACACTCGCACTTAAGTATCCAGATAAATATCTTGAAAATTTTTAGTAGTTGGAGTAAAACTGGCATCACACCATCTGTGGTAGAAGATATCGCAGTTTGTTTTGCTGCTAATAAAAGCTGCTGAGATAAACCTAAACTTCTATAATTAGGATGAACCCAAAGACCGCGGCTCCTAAACTCTAGTGGACTAGATAAATGTCCGCTGTTAACGGCAATTAAATCTCCCCCATCGTAAATTCCCCAAAAATAAACTGGATTACTGAATATACCCATGTCGTATGGTTCAGCTTTTGGCTTAGGCCAAGTCATAGCACTATGTGTTTCAATTTCTGACATTCTGTCGGGCCATAGTTCATTTTTCCAAATAGGAAGAATCTGAGTGAAAGTTATAACCTGAACATCTAGCATATGAGTATCCTACGTGCCTACAGTTAATTTCTGGTTTGAGTAGAGTTCGTCTTTGTACAAATACACTACCATATCATTATATTTAACTTGTTCTGATAATTTATATCGAAATAGTATATCAAATGCTCTTTTACTAGGCATATTACCATATCGAATGCGTTCTATAGGTGTTAACGTATTATGTTCGTCATAATAGTCTTTGATTAACTCAAATCCGGTAAATTTGGTTTTCTGTGGAATAACGGGTATACCTGCTTTATGAAGTATTGATATTTTATTATTATACTTATGAAGCATTTCTATATGCCACTCTAAGCCTTTAGTTTGGTCCTCTAGAGGATCATACATAAACTGAGCCATAGCGGCAGCTAACTCTGCGTCGTGTAGAAGGAAGAACGGAATTACATTAGTGTTTACGTCAGCGTATCTCTTAAGACCCAAAACAGTATAGGTATAGCATCCTTCTTGAATAAAGTTTCCGCTGAATATATTTGTACCAGATACCATTTCGGCTATTTTCATATGAGAGCATATATGAGGACTTGTGCAACGATATTTGGCAGCATAATCGTAAAGATGGTTCTCTAGAAAGTCAAAGATATTAAGCTGTTTGTAAGTTATAGGTATGTTGAATTTATTTGCAAATTCTTTTAACTGTTCAAGATCATGTTCGTTGTAAACCTTTCCAGTATTGTCTACATATTCTATAGAGATACAATTAAAAGGAACACCAGAATGCATCCAACACCAAAGCATAGTCTGACTGTCGGAACCACCGCTTACCATAAGATTATATGGTGCAGGGTACTGGTTAGAAATATCGCGTATGACTCTCTTAGCGATTTCAGTTATTTTATTGTACGTTGGGGTAAGATTAGATAGGTCTATGTGTAACTGCTTTTCTTCATGAAAAACATCAGAGAATTCGCTTCCCCAACCCATCCTAGTCCATTGGTGCACTGAATCCTACCATTTATTAATCGGACAGGAAGCTGATTTTAATTTAGTTTTTGCTAACATAAAGCAGCCGCATAACTTACATTGGTGAGTAAGATGAGTAAGCTCCGGGCACCCTTTACATATGTCTAGTCGCTGCTCGGCTTCGATTGATGTTACAACTTCGATGGCCGAACTTACTTGGTCTGCTACCTCAGTCAATCGTTGCTTAAGTTTATCAGCAAACGAAGTCATTGTTACTTACCGAAAATTCTGAACTTTACGTTAGAAGGTAACCGATTATAATCGACCTTGAAGTAACCGGATTCTGTATTGACCACAGCCTTTTCGTGAACTGTACCGATCAGCTCTTGTGCCATTACACCAGAAAGCCTACGATGCTTATCCCAAATATAGTTGTATGAATAGATATTCAGTCCATCTATAGTGTCCTCTAAGAGGATATTGTCCTTAACTCTCTCGTCACTACCATATTGACAATAGCAACCAAATTTCCCGCTGCCCAGACACGCAAAAGGTCCTTCAAGATAACAGTCGTCAACGCCGCAATATCCGTTAGTCAAACAGGTATTGGCTAGTAATACTGCATTTACTACAGGATCTGTCGTAGGAACTAGTGTAGAGATATTGCCTAACGTTACCCCATCTCTGAATACAAACAACATAACACTAATATTTTGAGTTGCACCAGAGGCTGAGTACGTTGTTAAGCTCAAAGAAGGAAGTTGTTCATATGGATCGGTTATTGTCGGAGAGGTAATAGTCATTAGTCCGGTTTCATCGATTGTGACGTAACTAGGTAAATCTGGTCCAGTGATTCTAGTGATAGGTGCATTGACTAGTACATCTGAATAGTACGGCTTACCTGATTCTGAAATTATTCTGATTGTAGGAGACACTATAGCAACTGATTGTAGGTATGATGCGATTAAATTCTCAGAAAGAGCATATTTAGGGTCAGAAAGATTCAGCACATCTTTCTTACCTAAACACATCATTCTGTACATCGTATTATCGTCCATAGTAATATTTGAAGTTGACAATACCCCTGCAAAGTAATCTTTTCTGGCACTATGATTTGTGTAAACACTAGGTGTATTTCCGTTACTATCTACATATACACTTAAATTATGAGCAATAGCTCCTGAAGCAATTGCAGAAGAAGCTGAAGTACCTGCAATAAATGCATATGTACCTTTTAATCCAGCAGCCCAAATCTTCTCTCCAGGTGCCCAGCCGTCTAGCGCGCCAGAGTTTGTAGTAGAACCCGTTACCGAAATAGCGCTGCCTGTGTAATCAGAAAAATCACTAGGGGTTAGTGAGTGACCAAATGAACCAATAGTCAATACATCAGGAATAGCAGCAGGGGTAACGTCACCGATTGTAGTTCCACTATTACCAGCAGCAGCTACCACAAAAATACCTAAATCGATTAGCTCTTGAATTTTAGAGTCTACATATATGTTTCTGGCAATAGACCAACTTAAGTTAAGAACTGATGGAGGAAGACCATTGCTATTATAATCTACTGCAATCGCATCTAGTGCTGATAATAGATCACTTTGTTTAGTGGCAGTGTTAATATCGAATACCTTAACTACCTTAATTTCAGCTCTAGTCAGCCCACAAGTATCACCTGCAACTAAACTAGCCAAAGCAGTGCCGTGTCCCTTTGTATCAGTAAAGTCAGTAGTAAAACTATGTAACAAAGTAACTTTAGCGTTCGTAAAATCAGGATGAGTAGCTTCGATTCCGCTGTCCATAATATATACGACGCTACCAAAACCACGACGTTCCTGTGTGTAAGTTGGCTTGGAAAGATCAACGTCATTAAGAGAAACTACCTTCCACCAATCCTTATCGTCATGTACCTGTATATCTAATTCTTCGCTCTTTGGTTGAGTCACTGTGATATCAAAATCTAGAAGTTTGATATCATTGCCATCATCAGAATTTACTTTTAGTACTGAGGAATCGACCTTAGGTTCTACCTCTGAGGAAACAAGATGTACATTCTTGAAAGTCGTGTATGCCTTTACTGAGGTCATGTTATTAGCGGCTAAATATGCGTTGATATCAGCATCAGATAACGTGGTAGCAAAGTCGATTAGATAATTCATAATGGGTTCCTATAATCGGGAGTATATGTCTTATTTATCATCGGAGATCATCTTATCAAATTAAACATTGACATTATCTTATAATCATTGTATTATAGTGAAAATAATGAGGATATAGATGATAAAGTATGCATTAGTAGATACTGCTAACACATTCTTTCGCGCTCGGCACGTCGCGTCTCGCAATAGCGACACGTGGGAAAAGATCGGGATGGCGATGCACCTAACGCTGTCGTCTGTCAATCAGGCTGTTCGCATGTTTGACATTGACCACGTTGTGTTTTGTCTTGAAGGACGTTCTTGGCGCAAGAAGTTCTATGCTCCTTATAAGGCCAATCGAGTAGCTACTAATGCTACTGAGGCCGAAGTCGAAGAAAACAAGATGTTTTGGGAGACGTATGAAACGTTTACTAACTATCTTCGTGAAAAGACCAACACTAGTGTCCTTCGCTGCGAGAATGCAGAAGCCGATGACCTTATCGCTCGCTTCATTCATCTGCATCCTGAGGATCAGCACTACATCCTGTCGTCTGACACTGACTTTGTGCAGTTGATTAGCGAGAATGTGAGTCAGTACAACGGTGTTGCTGGTCAACTGATCAAGCTTGACGGTTACTATGATGATCGTGGCCGTCCTGTTAAGGACAAGAAGTCCGGCACACAAAAGCTTTTGGAAGACCCCGAATATCTGCTGTTCAAGAAGATCATTCGTGGTGACGCCACTGATAACGTGTTTAGTGCTTATCCTGGCGTGCGAGAAAAGGGAAGTAAAAATACAGTAGGCATTAAGGAAGCATTTGACGACCGCACGAAGCAGGGCTTCAAGTGGAATAATCTGATGCTTCAACGGTGGACTGACCATAACGGTGTCGAACACCGTGTTAAGGATGATTATGAGCGTAATCGTACTCTCATCGATCTAACTGCTCAACCGCAAGAAATTAAAGAGGCGGTCGATGCTGTTATTCGCGGAGATGTTCGTACTAACATTACTCCTCAGGTCGGCGTTCATCTGATGAAGTTCTGTGGTAAGTACGAACTTAATAAGATTTCTGAACAAGCCGAAACTTTCTCTAAATGGCTGAACAAGCCTTATTCTGGAGCATTACATGAGTGACAACCAAACCAAGCACACTGAATATCTCTGCAAGGACTGTAAGCATAGTTCTGTGTCATTTGCAGACATGGTTTTTTATTTCGGAAATCCTCCATCATATGATTACAAGTGCCTCAAAAATTATAAGGAATCGGTTGAGAAAGAGGATGTAGTGACTGGCCCCCAAAAAAGTAAGGCTGAATATGAATCCTGTCGAATGACCAGAGCTACTAGTGTGTGCGGTCCGAACGCTAAGTTGTGGTCTCCTAAACACAAGAAAGACCTATTTAAATTGATTACAAAGGACCATTCAGAATGATGTATGAAGACTGGATGACCGGCGAGTCTGAATGGCGTTGGGACCAAAGGAGAGTCTACAACCCATTCCGTAAATGTGAAAAATCAGGTAAGTTTCTATTTTTGCAAAAGGCCTACTACGGAGTTGAGTTCATAGACTACATACCTGACAGGGAAATATGTCTCAGTGAAAAGGAATATATATGGAGCGTACTAACAAAATGACAGAGCTAATTGCTAAGCCAATCGTTAAGAATCAATTCTGGATTGTAACAGACGGTGAAAAGAAAGTAGGAAACATTGAGGCAAACAACGCAGGGTACGGCGTTCAGATCAATGGTCACTTTTTACAGTTTAACAATGCTACTGAATTAAAGAAAAAGACACAAATAAAGTTTGAACCGCTCAAGTCTAACAAGACGAAGGCGGCTTTGCCGTATCCGCAATATCCAACAACCGCTCGCACATATAACTCTGTGTTTGATATCAAACGCGGATTACATCTGTTTACTAAGACTAACAAGAGCAAGTGCCAATATGCTGCCGGATGGTTTGTTATGGATCAAAATGGAACTCAAACTATATCGTTTTGTCCGAAGTATATCTTCATTCAGCGCTACAATTATAAGGGCCCGTTCAAATCTGAGGAAGATGCTAAAGCGGCACTAAATACTTAGTTATGATACACATCAAGCGATTTTTGGACAAGATGGCAGTGGTTGAGGCCAAACTTAATAAGGATTTGGTTCTTCCTATCGCAGAAGCCCGTGGATTGCGTGATGACGTAGCTAAATTATTAGCTGACCTACATGAATTGAATGTTGCGCGTCCTATTGATAATGAGGTTATGCAGATTGAGATAAAAGGAGGCACCTTTAAATGAGCAGGACGCAACCTAATGTTCTGTTAGAACATGTAGATAAAAAAACATACAAGTGCGATCAAATTGTAGAAGCCTCAGGTATTTGGGCAGTATTCTATGATGATCAACCTATCAATCTTAAATCCTCACATTATCTCAAGGATGATGCTGCCCCTAAGTACAAGAAAACTAGTTTCTCTAATCCAGGACACGCTAGAAATCTATGTCGAAAGTTAAACTCACAGTTCAGGACCGACAAATTTACGGTTGTTTTTCTAAATTCCGGAAGAACCGTATATCCCGATGACCTATCCTAATTCTAAAGAAGAAATCACAAGAAAGATTCTTGCAGAGATAGGAGATGATCCTGATAGTCCATGGAAGGATATCCCTGTAGATAAGTTGATGTTTGCCTGGTGGACAACAGGGCGATCTGGTAGTGGACTACGATTGACTGATCCTGGTCGCAATGCGTTTGAGTATGCCAAAATAGCGCATTATGATCTTCCATTTGATGGGCCCAAAGACCTGTCAGGGGCTCCATCGACCGGCGGATGGTCGATGTATTCATTAGAGCTAGATAAGAAAATTAAATGTCCGTACTATTTAGGTACAGAAATAGTAGATAAAAAAAGAAAACCTTTTATTAGAATATACGATCATCGCATTGCAGTGATGATGACGCTGTACGGTGATACTAATAGTTATTTGGAATCTATTCGATTACCCAAATAACTTTAAAAACACGGTTACATATAGTATAAATACTACTGTAGTTTTACTACAAACACACACAGAAAGGAACTAATATGTATAAATTATTTGCCAACACCGTTATTGAAACGGTTCAGTCAGCTAAAAAGGTAGCTGTCGATACTTTCGTGAAGCACGAAGGACTTGCCAAATCTCTCACTGATTTTGTGGATGCTCAAACCGAGTACACCAAAAAGTTTGTAGATGCATCAGTTGATGCTGGCACCAAAGTTGCGACCACATTGTCTACTCCAAAGTTCTATGAAGATGCTTTCAAGAACGCACAGGCTCAGGTCGAAACTCTATTCCCAACTTCAAAGAAAGGTAAGTAAATTGTTTAAGAATTGTCAACTAGATTTAGACGACGTGATCGGTAAGGTAGCAGTAGCGGGCGGAGCTACGCTCGGTGTGTTATCTCTCGTCGTTTTTACAATTTTCACTATATAATACAGGAAACGCACAAATGAGCGAAAATAAGATTCATAATTTACCGGAAGTAAAGTTCAATAAGAACGGCTACGAAATTAGGACCGACGTCCTTGCAATGGCAAAAGACCTAGTGCAAGCTGAATATAACATGAAGTGGGCGGGATGGGAAATGCAACAGTATCGGGACGAGAAGACCGGTCAGCTTGTTGCGCGGGTTGAAGCTCCGGAATTTCCAGGACTGGACAAGGTTCTAGAAACTGCACAAAAGATGTACGATTTTGTTAATCAAAGTCGACCAACTGCATCTAAATAAACTACCCAATCGGTAAGGGGGATAAATGCTCGATTCGTCGGGCATTTATTTTGGATAAAGAGGTTGACTACAGCTACAATTTTTGATACTATGAATTATGGAAAAGAGTTGCACACATTTCGTCGGATTTAACGGTGATGAATTCACCAGGGCCTGTGCTTTTTTTGGCAAGCCCGATTTCATCCATCGTTTTTGGGACGGTCGAGCCAAATCTATGGTTATGGATTGGGATACGGTGGTATTTGCCAAAGGTACCGAATTCGATACTCCACAGATGTTTTCCTTTGATGACTCGCAGGTGATGTAATATGACACAACGCAATTACTTTTCTGAAGGGCACAATGCCTTCTATTCGGGTAACGGATATCGACCCGAAGATATCAACGACTATAAAGAATTTATGCGTGGATGGAATGCTGCTCGTGATCAAGAATATGAAGAATTCATTGAGGATGAGAGGCGCTGCGGACGGGCCGAATGAAGTACGGACCTAAAACTAAATCTGTCGAAGCATTTTTGTGCTATCTCATGAAGATGATTCCGGAAGATCATGGTAATGTTATAGGTGCGTTGTGTGCAGCGAAACCAAACTTATGGGAACACGATGAACATTACTCTGATGCTGAAACGAAGGCTCAGGTTTCTGCGATCATGGCTCATAAATGTGATTATGAGAAGATGGAATTAGCAGGACATCACGCTGATCTTCTTACGCAGGAAAATCTTTTTACGTGTTCAGTAGCTCGATATGCTGCATTTGAGATTCAGGGTGCAGACTTCTTGCGCGAGAATAACACGCCCTTTTTCTTTTTGCCGATGTTTGGATTCACTAATCCGGATTCAATCATTTCGGAGGTTCGTGCTATTCTAGAAAGCAGAAACCCGAGCAGTAAGAAAAAGGCTAAGAAAAATTTCATTCAATGGAAAAGACCGTCATTTAAAGTTTTCAGTGCTATTGGCTTTTACTTGTTACTGATGTTTATTTTCGGTATGTCAACTATGAGTTTTGTTTTATTGACCGTTCATTGGTTGTATACCCACCGACACTCACTTTGGCTAAACTAAAATATTATGACTGAAATAACTAGAAGCACCTGCTGGGATCAAGGAATAGAACCAAACGATTGGGTAGCGTATGCTACTTGGAATGAACCGCACAAGACGATTCATATCGATGAGTTCCGTAACCCTAATCTTATCAGCAAAAGACAACAACCTCCGCCAGGCGGTTGGACTACTAAAAATGAAGGTAAATAAATGACTATTTTTGAAACTATCAAAGCTGATGTCCTTCAGGCTCGTAAGGACCGTGACCAGGCTAAGGTGAACGTACTTAATACGCTCATTGCAGAGCTATGCCGAGAAACTAAGGAACCGAATGACGATCAAGTTGGTAAGGGTGTTCGCAAGTTTCTAAAGAATCTAGACGCCAACATTCAGGCTCTTGCATCAGTCAAGATGAGTTCTCCGGAACTAGAACGTGAAGTACAGATTGTCTCTGCCTACAGTCAACAAACAGACATGGTTGATTTTCAGCCTGTCTGTGATATACTGATTGCTGGCAATCCTGAGAAGATTCTGTCTGAAAAGACTATCGGCTGGTTCGTCGGACAAACCATGAAGTCTGTTGGCGGTAAGGCCAATCCATCTAGCATTAAGACATATCTAGAAAGCAAAATCAATGAATAGCTACGAATGGGTAAAGAACAACATTACCGTAATTACCGAACTAAATCTTCGGCAAATTCGTGAATGGCAAGACGCCAATCCTGATAAGGAATGGACGCCAGCAGTGCTGGGATGGCATTTCTTTGACTGGATGAAGAGGAACTCCGATGGGAATGTATGTCAATAAAGATGGTCAGCTAGTATTACATGATCATTTTTGGAAAGTTAAGCAACCTATTTCCTGGAGTGCAAAGCCGGTTTTCTTTGGTCTGTTTCAATCATACAAAGTATTGAAGTATCGATATAATCACGGTGTGTATGAAGAAGCTTGGATGCCGTCTTCATATGCTGAAATCGAATCAAACGCGAGTTATGATTAAACGGTTGACTTGCTGCATTCTTAGTGTATAGTACTAATACGATCTAACTTATGGAGAACGACAATGCCTTCTGAACTTCCGCGTATGCCGGGTGAAACGTATCAATCCATGCTTCGTCATGGTTCTGCTAAGGGCCTTGGTCTTCAAGCCGGCGAAGTTGCTTGGTCTGGTTCTAGGAAGGGTCCTACTTTCTCTAAGGGCGCCAAGCTTGTCGTGGCCGGATCTGTGCTTGGTATTGCGGCCGCAGTTGCCGGATTTGTTTTTCTGATGAGCGGATAACGCATGCCAGGTAATCGGAAACAGATTATCAGCCTTCTATGTATCGCCGTAATTAGTACATATTTGCTTGTTGGTTCGTATGTAGGATTACTCTTTAAGAGTAATATCCCTGCAATCAATTTGTACGGAGAAGCATATATTGCGTTAACGTGGCCGGCCTGGTTTAAAAACTCGTATGTTAATCTTCCGGTACCAAATTGGGTATTCACGTTTAAGGATTGAAAAACAATGGACACTCATACTATTATCTACATGAATCGGGCTGAGGAAGCTGATCGGCGCGCGGCACAGTTGGCTATGCAAAACGAAAAGTTAGCTTCGGAATTAGCACGGGTGAAGGCTAGCTACGCTGATGCTATGGAAAAATGGAGCTTATACGTTCAGGAATTTGCACCGAGAGCGAAGAAGGAAGACAACCGAGTAGATTTGGAAATCGAGCTAGAGCATGAAGAAATTTATGATCTTATGCTTATGGCACACGAGCGAGACATAACACTCAATCAATTGATTGAGGAATCGCTAACTATTGCTATGCAAAATTTCGACGAATCTAAAATTACAGAGTAAGAATAATGGCTAAACATTTTAAATATCCAGCGCCCGGCTTTATAGCGACTTTAAGTGCTGCACAAAAATCATGATTTTTGGTCCAAAGAGAAAATTTGAGATAAAAATCCAAGGTCCCAAAAATATAGACCATTAGCTATTGTGAAGCATTGAGAAAGACGAGACATGACACCGCTTGCCGTTAAAATCATGATTGATAATCGCGTTAAGGAACTTGACGCTCTTATCAAATCTTCTGATGAAAAGCATCACTACGCTCTTATGGCGGCGCAGTTTGAACTCCTCCGTCTCGGACAAAAGATCATTCAACTTGAACAGGCTGAGAATTAAATCAAAAGATTTCAAAATATAGGTTGACACCTATTGCCCATTCTACTATTATAATTCGTAGATTTATAAATACATCTAAGGAACGTCACATGAATATCAACGAAGTCATGCAACCGAGCGAGCAAGCGCTCTTTGAAGCTATCGATGCTAACAATGACACCGGTCTTCGTACCGAAGATGTTGT